TCATTGAGGTAACGACCTGTCAGGGGCGTAACCCGGTGCCAAAGAGGCGCTCTCAACGCCGTAAAGGGTTTGCGGGTTGTTCAGCCATAAATGGTGTTCTTTGGGGTCAAGGCTGTGCTCGGGCGAGCAATCAACTGACCATCGTCTCAAGGCATAACCGACGAGTGGAGCTCGCATGTCGAGCGCCAGCACGCCATTGTTCATTCTGAAATCTGCTTCGATCGCTTTTGGGTGTGCAATGCCAGGGTGTGGGACCAGTTCAATATGAACAATCCGTGCCCACTGCACATCTGATTCGATCTGTTCTTCGATAGGGATGGGCAGGTCAATAGCCTTTGCTTTGACAATGCGGGTCAAAGCAAAGTCGGCAAAGCGGCCTCGTTCACGGTCATAGGCCCGCAAATGCCAGCGCAGTCCAGTGTCGGCCAAGGCCAGCGGGCACAGAGTCTTTGTTGAGGCTCCAGAGGTCAAAGACAGGTAGTTGACCTTGACCTGGCGTCTTCCAGCAATGGCCCTTGTTAGCGTTGCAAGCGTTTCAATTTCGGGCTTGACCAGGTCGCTGGCGCTTTCGCAGGGGACAGTGCGCTTTAGCTTCTGGTCCATGTTGTCGCCAAAGCCTGCTCGGAACCAGGTGAGAACACGCTCGGCTGAGTGCTCAAACAAGGGCCAGAAGCGGTCGGTCGTTGCGTACTTGCGCTGGCCAGCGTCGTAAAAGAGGTTCTGTGGGGCCAGGCGACGGTAAGTGCTCAGGTCGCGTGCTGAGGCGGCAGGCTTGACCCCAAATCGTCGCTCAATGTCCGCGCGAGTCAGATCGCCGCAGAAGAACGCTTTGACTTCAATGTAAAAAAGTCGCTCTCTTTGCGTCTGCGTCAGGTCGTCAAGTGCAGCAGCGACTCGTTTGTTGGGCACGGATATATCTCCACCTTTTTTGCTTGTGTTCCACTCTAGCATATTCAATGACTGCGCTTAATCATTTTGATGCAGATAGGCGTCATTGGTGCTAGAATTTTTTGGAATGAACAGGTTGGATCCGGTCGCCTGGTCAGAAATCATCACTTTTAGGAGATGAATATGTCTTTTTGGCAAATCTTGGGGCGATTCGCTGTGTCCGACACCGGTGAAACCTTGCAAAAGGTCTCGGACACCACCAGCGTCTCGTCTGACGGCACGACCTATACAAAGATGGGCTCGACCACCTTTGGCTCGGATGGGTCTGTTTTCACTCAGATGGGAAGCTTCAGTACTGACGGCAGCACCCGCATGGGAAGCACAGCAACTGGAATTGGAGCTGTTTTCAATGACAAAGATGACTGGCCAAACTCAAAGACCGATAAATTTGGCATGAGTGACGACAACTGGTAAAAAATGATTGCGAGTCCAGAGTGAATATTGCCCCGCAATTGCCTCCTAGCCTTCAAGCTGTCGCGGACATAGTCTTGCGAGAATTTTCGGCAGGTGTAGACGAGCCGGAGGGGTTAAGTCTCATTCATGAGTGGCTGGAGGTTGATGGCTGGGACTTTTTGATAGCCGATCTTGGAGAGCAATCAGCCCTTAAGTTGGGTTACATCGCTCAACTTGAATTTTCAGACTCTGAGACTCGATACAACCTGGAAATCTCCAAGGATGTTGAAGTTCAAGATGCCGATCGTTTGGCTTGGGCGCGACAACGAATTGAATATGCGCAAGCTGGTGACGATGGTTACTTGCTTGCTTCTTTACACGCCTACCGTTTGATTGGTAGCGATGGATCTCATGCGTTTGTAGGTTGTCTGATCGAAATACACGGGCAAGGCGGGCCAGTGTGTGAATGGTGGGGACTTTGGAAAACCCCCGACGACTTTTATGAGGCTGTGGGTGATGGTGGCTTCAATTGGGTCATTCCACGCATGGGCGAGATTTCGGACCATGTGATTCTGTCGATGTGGGAAAAAAGAAATCTCGAGGGAAAAAGCGTGCACATTGAAATCGTCATCGGCAACATCGTCCAGCAGCCGGATGTTGATGCCCTGGTTAATTCGGCCAACGCCAACCTCCGCTTTGGATCGGGGGTTGCCGGTGCAATTCATACTGCAGCCGGGCCAGAACTAGAGCAATACTGCCGTCGTCATTCGCCGATTGCGCTGGGTGAGGCGGTTGTGACCCCTGGCTTTGAATTGCCAAACCCCTATGTGATTCACGCTAGGGCAGCCAGCTTCATCAATGACGATCACCCCGAGAAATACCTCGATCTTGCCGTTGCTCAGACCCTTCATGTGGCCAAAGAAGCAGGCATCAAATCAATTGCAATGCCCGCGATTGGAACTGGCGTTTTCAAGTTCCCTTCAGAGTTGGCTGCTCAAATCATCATTAACGGACTAGTGAGTCGACGCGATGAATATTCCGAGATTCTTTTGGTCCGAATCTGCGTTGGCACGCAAGAACTGAAGGCCGTCTTCACTTCTACTTTGGACGCAATAATTTCGTCTCAAGCATAGGCTATTCCATTTTGAAATGGCTTTTTCCCTTTGTCAAAAACCTAAAACGTAGAGCTTGAGTTTGATTAATTCTTCTTTAATTCCTCCAGAGACCATACAGGCATACCTCGAGACAGAATTCCGTGTTTTTCAGAAATTTCGTTGGTTCTGAGAGTTTCTGAAAAAGTGATGATTTGCTAGCGTTGTACAAAACGCACCGAAGCGAGACCTGCGCCTTCATCACTGCTTGCAATCCTCTTGGCGAGCTTCTCAGTGCTGAGCAAAATTCTGATTTGCAAAAGCAACTAGAAGAAGAAATCAAGTTCAGGGGACTTGCGTACATTGCTGGCGAAGGTAAACACCCTGTTGGCGATTGGCCTGGGGAGCCAAGTTATCATGTCTTTGACTTGTCCTTGGAGGCAGCCAAAACTCTAGGCAGAAAATTCAATCAAAACGCTATCGTTTGGTGTGATCTAGATGCCGTACCGCAATTGATTCTGCTGCGGTGACGACATGAGTTACCTCGATCCATGGAATTCCAAACAGCAAGCTTTTCGAAAAATAGTTGGCCTTTGTCGGCTCAACAGTAAAGGTATCAGATGACCCTTCGGGAAATGCTTCACAAGGACTTTGGTATTGATTTGCCAATAGCTGGGGGTGGGGCAATCCGCTGATGACCCTATTGTTCTGACCTCGCAAGACCCTGATGAAGCAGCTCTTGTTCAGTTGGAAATCGCACGACGCATCTATGGTGTGCAGGGGTGGTACTGGCGGCAAATTGAAAGAACATTCGCAGGAGTAGTTGCAGCAGATGTCGAAAAATTTTCTAGCGAAGTCAAATACATTGAAGGTGACCAGATCGTCACTGAAATAAGAAACCTATATTTCGATTTGAGTTCAGTCATTGTTGCTGATGAAGCGCATCTAGAAAATCCATCTGTACCTGTAGGTCCACCTGCAGAGTTAAATTTCCCAAGACAAATCGGATGGTTTCACTTTGACGGTCTTACCAACAATGAACCTGAACACCCTGGGCTTGGCGTGTCGATTGCGTACTCCGCTCCCAAAGCAAAAATGATGATCTACGCCTATGACAAGGGCCTCTCGGATCAAATTAACGATAGACCTGATGAATCCGCATCCTCGGAGTACGCCCAAGCTATTGCAGACTTTCGTTCGATGAATCCTGAAGCTCGACCAGCACGTGAGCATGAACAAGGGGGCGTTCGCTTAACAATTTTTGAAAGCGGTCAGATCTTGTCAGTTGTTCTGGTGTCGCCATTTCGCGGTTTTTTCTTTAAGTTACGACTGACCCTTGACGATCGCAGCGAGCAGTTCATGGTCGACTGTGCGATGCACACATTGTCAAATTTTGTGTCAATGGTTGGAACAAGTAATCAGACAAAGCATTGAGGAATGTGATGCACAACATTGAGATGGCTGAAGTGACCGAAGACTTTGCGCGTTGCTGGAATGCTGCAGGTTTGCGAATTCAAAACCAAGCGCAAGGGCAATTGCAGAGTTGGCTTCGTTCCCACCTCAACCCACCATTTTTAGAGCACCTTTCTTTTCGTCTCGGCAACCAGTTGTTCTACATCCAAGTCGAAGATGTTGAAGGTGTACTTGCAACCCCGGGCAGCTTGGAAGGGTTGCTGACTATTGCAGATAGTTGCGCAGGTCATGCGTGTTTGATGCCTATGAAGCGAGTTGGCCAAGACTGGGAACCTACAGAAAGTGGGTGGGGGCTTGTCGACGCTCGAACACGACTACCGGTTAATCCGCCAGCGCTGATTACTGATGAGATGCTGGAGATGACCGATTGGGAGTTGCAAGACCTCGCGGTGCAAGTTGTCAGGGAGCGAATTGCAAAAGATGGGCATCAGTTAATGTCGTGGAACGGTGATCCACGCGTTAATCCCTCTGTTTGGTTTGTAGGTGCTTCTGGCGGCCCAGAGTGGGTACTCGTTCGAGCTGTGCGCTATCCTGAAAAAGAAGCCACTGAGCCAGAAAATATGATCGAACTCAAGTCGCATTTCGACAAGATGGGCTTTTCTGGGCATTTCGCTTCGGTGGCGATAGCTAGTGCTGATGACCCTTTTGATCCCGATGCAGAGAGGAACGGAAATTTTGTGCCTCTTTACAGGGGTTGTGGGATGCACATCCGTTATGAAGGCTTGAGGCCTCTTTAAGCGGCTTAGTCGCATTCAATTCCAAAATGTTTGGCCTGTGCATCCCATTCCATGGGAAACGGCTCCATCAGATCTTTCATTGTTAGTTGCGCCGGATATTTACCATCCAGGATGGCCTCAACGACCGTGGGTGAAAGATAGGCTAGGCGCAAAATGCGGCTCACAAAAGATGGGCTGATGTTTTCGGACTTGGCCATGTCCTCAATGGAGGCGTGAGTGCCATCAAATAGTTTTCGGTGCCAGCGGTGTCCGCGTGCCAAGAGTTTGATCATGGCGTTGTCAATCAGTGCCTCACGCCGCTCGATCGCCCGAGAACCGTCGGGCATCACGATCACCGCCTTGCCCCCACGCCTGCGAAAAGTCATCGGAATCTCGGTCGTGAGACCCGCGTCGGTATCGGTGCTCATGCAGCCTCCAGTTCTTTTTGTGGTTCGAGTGTGTCGCGCAACAGTTTGTTCAACCCCTTGTCATGCCATTTGATTGATATACCGTCCTTGCGCACAGTGATGCGTTCAACCAGGGTATGCAGAACTTTGGCCTGCTCCGCAGGGAAGAGTTCGTCCCAGACCGCGTCGACAGACTGCAATGCGCTAATTGCTTTTGTCTCTTCAACCTTGGGCCGCTGCGTATTGACCTCACGCACCGCGTGGGCCAGCACCTCTGGTGAGCGCAGGATGCCACGCATCTTTTCAACAACCACCTGTTCGATCTCACCGGCGGGGATGCGGCAGATGTCGCAGCTTTCTTTGCCGATCTTGATCGAGTCGGTGTTGATGTAGTAACGGTAGGTTTTGTGCTGCTTGCGCGTCCAGCCAGGCGTGAAGGCCCGTCCTTGCTCCGAGAACAGCAGGCCCCGCAAAAGAGAGGGTGCGCTGCCGCGACCCGCCATTCGCGCCTTATTCATTGGGGTGCCGTTTTTCAGGTGCGTCTGCACTGTGTCCCAAAGTTCCTGGGTGATGATGCCCTCGTGCTCGCCGGGGAAGTGCTGTCCCTTATAGGCAGCAATGCCGATGTAGACCGGGTTGCTGAAGATCTTGTAAACCGCTCCCTTGGTGATCAGTTTGCCTTGGCGCTCGACACCCTTGGACGTTGTCCACGACTTGGAAGTGATGCCGCGTTTGCGCAGGTCTTTGACGATGGTGGACATCGATGGCGTCGCGGCAAAGCGGGAGAACATCTCTTGGATGATGGCCGACTCCTGCGGATTGGCAACAAGCTTTCGGTCAACCACGTCATAGCCCAAAGCGGGCATCCCACCCATCCAGATGCCACGCTTGCGTGAGGCGGCGATCTTGTCGCGCACCCGTTCACCCGACAACTCACGCTCAAACTGTGCAAAGGACAGCAGTATGTTGAGCGTCAACCGCCCCATGGAGGTGGTGGTGTTGAATGACTGGGTGACCGATACAAAGGTCACCTTATGCTGGTCAAACAGATCGACCAGCTTTGCAAAGTCGGCAAGCGACCGAGACAACCGATCAATCTTGTAAACCACGATGGTGTTTACCAGTCCCTTACGGACGTCTTCGAGCAGACGCTTGATGGCCGGGCGGTCAAGTGTGCCTCCTGAGAAGCCGCCGTCGTCATACCGGTCCTTGAGCGTTACCCAGCCCTCAGACTTTTGGCTGGCAATGTAATTGGCGCAGGCATCGTGTTGGGCGTCCAGTGAGTTGAAGTTTTGGTCCAAGCCTTCTTCGGTGGACTTGCGCGTGTAGATCGCGCAAAGAACTTTAGGTGTGGCGGTCATCAAATGCTCCTTCCGGTAGACATGCCAAAGAACGTCCAACCGTTTCGGTTGGTGCCGGTGATCACCATGGCGATGCGCGAAATTGACTTGTAGCGCTGGCCTGCGTATTCAAAGTCGTCGACGTGCACCACTACTTCGTGGCGCTGGCCGTCCCATTCCCTTATCAGGCGAGTTCCTGCAAGGGGCCTGCCGTCAATCCGGCGGCGGCGCACATCCGGTTTGCCTCCGTCGAGCTGCTCGCCCAACTTCTCTAGGCGCTTTATGGTCTCGCGCCTCAGGCCGCCAAGGGCCAGCTCCTGAATGCGGTAGGCCAGACGTGTTTCAAGGAAACGCCGGTTAAAGGGCGGGGGTTCAGTCAGAAACATTTCTCGCCACATTTGCTTGAGGTCCGGTGTGGGCGAGGTTTTAAGGGCTGCAACGCGTGCAACAAGTGAGTCATTCATGGGTGTTGTCCTTGGTAGTCAAAACACCTGTATGAACGCTCTCTTCGGTACGGTTAGCAAGTTGAGCTTCGCGCTTTTGGCGGTCCAGAAGGCGAATTGCGCCCTGGGCCAGGATTGCGCCGATGACGGCCATGGGGCTGCGCTCTGCGGGCGGAGTTGGTTGTGGGGTGTGTTTTGGGGCGGTCATGAAGGTTCATACCGCCGCAGGGGGGTGTTTTCTCAGGAGGGCAGCACTTAGAAGGCCAAACCCACGCCCACCCGCAATGTCAGATGGGGTTTGACGGGGGTATTTGGGCAATTCCGCTGCATCCTGTGCCCGCCATGGGCGGGCACAGGATAACTAAGGAGCACAGAAGCACAGGACCACTGAGTACATTGAGCACAGCAAAAATTTTATAAGCCCTTGATTTATATGGGTAAAGTTAATTTTTATCGCAAAATTTTGCGCATCTGAACTTCTTTCAAAGCGATGAAAATAAATAACTCAACATATGAGTTACACATATTAGACGGGCACTGAATGCCAAAAGCGCTGCTTTAATCATAGCGAGTTTGAGTATTTGGCCCTAGAATTTGGGCACTGAAATCGAAAACTCAAAGGAAAACCAAATGTCCGCTGCATCAAACGCCAAAAAGATCTCCAAGGGCCAAGAGAAGGCCAAAGCGCTGCGCGACAGCTGCTGGCCAGACCTGGACGATGAAAAGCTCTGGAACCGAAAACTGGTGAAGGGCTTTACCACCATCCCCCGCACGATGCCCTTGATCATGAACATCATCGACTCGCTGACCAAGAACAAGCCAGCAGGCATGGTCTATTTCGTTTTGTGGTGCCGCACTTTTGACGAGTCACTGTTGGCCATAGACAACCCGATGACCTTGGCGTTTGAGTCCGGATTTACCGGGGAGAGGGCATTGAGCACCTGGAAAGACCGGATGCGCTCCTTGGTTGAACTGGGCTTTATCGATGCCAAGGAAGGCCCCACGGGCGCGCACCACTACGTGCTGCTCTTCAATCCACATAAGGTGGTTTGGGATCTGAAGGACCGCATCCAGGAGGGCATCTTCAGGGAGTTGCAAACCCGTGCCATCGCCATTGGTGCAAGCGACATGGTGCCCTCAAAGCCTGCCGAAGAAAGCAAGCCAACCTAACAGTAGCGCCAGCACAGGCAAGTAAACGAAAGAGACGAATATGAAAAAAGCATGGGAAAACGACAGTTGTGAAGCGGTCCAGTCTTACTTCACTGTGTACCGCGTGCCGGTTGCTGCAGCTTTGTGGTGTGGCATCGAGCCAGGAGAAGTGGAAGAACACTTGGCGTTGTCCACGGAAGTTGCAAGGGGCGTTCTGAAGCACCCTTACATCAACTGCCTGGAGCCGAGGTGCCGCGCGATCCACGATGCGATCGTGACTGGACTGCTGCCTTGCAGCAGGGAAAACGGAAAAGTCGTGCCGACCGAAGAGCATGTCGCTCCAGAGCGACGTCACATTTCGCGACAACACCTCAAGGACTGGATTGCGGCGCAGTTCCCGTCTGACAAGCCTGAATTTTTGTTTGACGACATTGAGCGCAACACACATACGGCCATCAATAAAGATGCCTACCAGGCATTGCAGGCCGAACGCGATGGATTACGGGCGCGACTTGAAAAAGCAGCGGATGAGTACCGTAAGTTGAGGAACGAACGGGACGAGCTGATTGCCGAAAAAGCAAAACTCACTGACCAGATTAAGCCCGCCAAAGACCTTGGGCTCAGAGCTGAGACTACCTACCTGAACATCATCGGTGGAATGCTGAACTTGTTCCTGATGAAAAGTCCTGCAGGTAAAGCGCATTCGTTGTTCTCTAACCAGGCATCAGTGATTGAAGCACTAGTAATTAACTTTGGGAACAAGCCTGGAATCTCAAAACGAGGGCTTGAAACCAAGTTCGCAGATGCCAAGAAAAGTCTTGACCAGTAATCCAAAAAATACCCTGCTACCGCAGTTGCGGTGGTGCTTTCCGCAATTGCGGTGATTTCATGAAGTAACCCCGGTCCAATTGCTTCATGTACACGAAAACGAAAAGGTAATGACATGTTGCAATTCGAAGACGGCCAGGAAAATACTTCATACACGACTGTCATGCGCAGTCCCCGCATCATCCGTGATGCAGCCAACGACCCGTACTTCCGCGCTGCAGTCAATGCAGCCAAGACCCGCACATACAGAGCAGCTGTTTCAGCCCGGCTGAGCACCTCCGAGCGGGAAGATCTGTATCAAGAAATCTTGCTTGACCTTCTTGAACGTGAAGCTCAATTTAACCCCGAGAAGGGCAGCCCCGGCACATTTACCGGTTTGGTGTCCGAGCACCGCACTGCTGAATTTCTCAAGGCCCGCAAAACAGACAGAGAGCGCTTGACCTTTGCATCGGGTGCGGACGTTGACACGCTGGAGATCGTCAACATCAGCCAAGTACGACAAGGTATGGACCAGACACAGGACGCGGCCAATGACGACGATGCTGCGCCCATCGGTTCAAGCGAATCAAATCACAGAACGCAATGGTTTGATGGGGACGACGATCTCTTTTCAAACTCCAACACTCTTCACGACCTGGAGACAGCGCTGGCGCACATGAGCGAAGAACAAGTCGAACTCTTGGACTTGCTTGCTTCGCACCAGGACCTTCCGACGGCATCCAAAGCCTGCGGTATGTCCACCGCCACGTTTTACCGCCGCGTCGCCGACCTGCAAATGCACCTGCGCATGTTCGGCATCAGGACTGCTGCCTGACCGATCGCGGGGTGGCTGAGAAAAACAGCCCCCTCGCTCAGTAAAAACCTTTAACACCTGCAAACTCCGCGCCCCCTTGGGCAGCGGTGGTAGGCCAACTCACGCCCGGAGATTTGATGAATTACAAAAACGACCTGATTGAAACCTCACGCAGCCACTTGGGTCTGGGTGTTGATATTGGCCGCGCAGCGCTGCAGCCGGTTTACGTACCTATTGAAAAACTGTCAGAGGCCAATCTGTGTGACTGGGTAGCTAGTGCGCTCGTTGGCCATTGCATTCAGTACCACGAAGGCCTGTTGCTGCGCGATCGCTCTGAGACCAGCAGCGACCTGACCACCAAAGATCGCGCACGAATTCACTCCGTCGCACGGCGCGCCTGGATCGCCTGTGAACTTGGGCTGGTGCACCTGTTTAGCCAAAAGGTGGGCGACGACCACTACCGATACATGGCCATGCGCTCCAGCTCCCCCCTGAAGCCCCCCGAAATCCGTACCCAGCTGCGTATCGCGCAGATGGCTCCAAGCAACCCAAAGCCCCACTGAAAGAAAGAGGACCCATGACGCCCGAACCAGAAGTGCTGGATGAAATAGGCCAGCTTTACATGAACGAGCTTGAAAAGCTCCCGCTACCAGACCTTGACCGGATGATCAAGCAGGTCACTGCTGCCAAAGACACTGCCGCTTTGTACCTCAACGCATTGCAGTCCACCTTGCACAGTCGCTTGGGCGGTCATGCCCAGCAGCTTCGCCAAGAGGCTGGCAAGTCCACCGGCACTGTGCGCTTTGAGGTCGATGGCTACATGGTCGTCGCCGATTTGCCCAAGCGACCTGAATACAACCAGGTCAAGCTCAAAGAAGCCGTGGAAGCGTTGCGCAAGTGGGGCGAGGACCCGGAGAACTATGTCGGCATCGAAATCAAAGTCGCCGAGTCCAAGTACAACGCCTGGCCACCCGGCATCCGCGATCTGTTCGAACCTGCACGCACGCTCAAAACGGGCAAGCCAAGCTACAAGCTCGAGCAGATCAAGGCCGGAGAAATCCCCGACGCTGCCAACGACAGTCACTTTGGTGGGGGTGTGTGATGGCCATTTCACTTGCACAACTTACACGCGCCAATACGCCCAAGCCACCCCGCATTCTGATTCACGGTGTTGCAGGCGTTGGTAAAACCACCTTCGCCGCAGAAGCCAGCAAACCTGTGTTCGTGCAAACGGAAGACGGTCTGGGAACAATTCCGGCAGCTAGCTTTCCGCTTGCACGCACGTTTGAGGAAGTCCTTGAGTCACTGGCCTCGCTGTACACCGAAGACCATGACTTCAAAACCGTGGTGATCGACAGCGTGGACTGGCTTGAACCCTTGGTTTGGGGCAAGGCCTGCCGCGACAACGGCTGGGGATCGATTGAAGACGCCGGGTACGGCAAAGGCTACGTGGCCGCTTTGAGCCTGTGGCGTCAGTACATCGACGGCCTGAACGCCCTGCGTGACGACCGTGGCATGACTGTTGTGCAAATCGCGCACACCGACATCAAGCGTTTTGACTCGCCTGAGCACGACCCCTACGACCGGTACGTCATCAAGTTGCACACCCGCGCAGCGGCGCTGATGCAAGAGCACTCCGACATCGTGCTGTTTGCCAACTACCGCATCTCCACCGTGAAGGCCGATGTCGGCTTCAACAAAAAAGTAAACCGCGCCATGGGCTCGGGCGAGCGGGTGATTCACACCGCCGAGCGCCCAGCCTTTTTGGCCAAGAACCGCTATGGCCTTCCTGAGACCCTGCCACTGGACTGGCAGTCCTTTGCCCAGGCCATGCCCGATGTGATCAAGCCCATGTTGATCGCCAACCCAGTCACCCCCACCAACCCCACCACCTGAAATTGAAATAGGAGAAAACACCATGGCTTCATTCGGACAAACTTTCGACGCATCCTCAGTTGAACCCAGCAGCGGCTACGAAGTCCTGCCACCCGGTAAATACCTCGCCCAAATTGTTGCAAGCGAAATGCGTGCAACCAAAGACGGCATGGGCCAGTACCTCTACCTTGAGGTGGATGTCATTGAGGGGCAGTACGCAGGCCGCAAGCTCTTTGATCGCCTGAACCTCATCAATGCCAATGCAGATGCTGTGCAAATCGCACAGCGCACGCTGTCATCTATCTGCCGTGCCGTTGGCAAGTTGCAGGTCAGCAATTCGGAGCAGTTGCACCTCATTCCATTGATTGCTGATGTGCGTGTGCGTCCCCCGAAGGGCATGTACGGCGAGAGCAACTCGGTCCGCTACCTGCCTCGCAGCGGTCAGGCTGCAAACGCCCCCACATTCAGCACTGGTCCAGCCAACCCGCCAGCGCGTCCTGCCGTTGCTACAGCAACGCCTGCTGCCAACGGACTGCCCTGGAAGCGCCAAGCCTGAGGTCCCACTGCATGCACGAACACTTCACATTGCATCAACACGCGCTTGAGCCGGTTCACCTGCCGGACTCTGCGCAGGGCTGTCGCGAGCGAATGGCGGCGCTGCAAGGCGAGATTGCTTCCATTCGTATTCAGATCGCAACGACTGACATCCGGCGGCAAACGGAGAAGAAGACGCTTGATGCTGCCTGGTTCCACCGCGCCAAAACCGCGCTGCGTTTAAAGCAGCAGGAGCTGGCGCAGGTGACTGTGCATCTTGCGACCTTTGATAAGCGCGCTGCGCCCAAGCACCGTGATGCCTTCAAAGACACCTTGATTGAAGTGGTCCGTGAAAACTGCAATGACCAAGAGTGGGCGGGCTTGGTGCAGCGTGCGCGTGACTTGCATGCGAGCCAAGGGGGACACCATGGCTGACCTGCCCGCCATCACAAACCTTACCCGCGAGGCCATTTTCTCTGGCTATGAAGCAGATGCCAGTGATGGGTTTCGCAGCCACCTTGGCGCGTCCCTGATCGGCAAGGAATGCGAGCGAGCGCTTTGGTACGACTTTCGCTGGGTCACGCGCAGCAAGCACCCAGGCCGACTTCTTCGCTTGTTTGAAACCGGTCAATTGGAGGAGGCGCGCCTGGTGCTGAACCTGCGGCGCACCGGTGCGACTGTGCTCGAAGTCGATCCAGAGACTGGACGCCAGTTTCGTGTGCAAGCCCATGGCGGCCACTTCGGAGGTTCGCTTGATGGCGTTGCCATAAATTTGCTTGAAGCACCTAAAGCCTGGCACGTGTTGGAGTTCAAGACGCACTCCAACAAGAGCTTTGGCGATCTGGTGGCCAAGAAGGTACGCGAGTCGAAACCGCAGCACTTTGCCCAGATGCAAATCTACATGCACCTGATGGGCATTTCCCGAGCGATGTACTTGGCTGTGAACAAGGACACCGATGACCTGTATGTCGAACGCGTGGAGGCAGATGTCACTTATGCAGAGCAACTTCTGGAAAAAGCGCGGCGAATCATCTTTGCCCAAACCCCACTGCCACGCATCAGCGAGGACCCCAGTTGGTATCAGTGCCGCATGTGTGATCACGCACCGGTTTGCCATGCAAGCGGTAACAGCGTGTTGGCACCTGCGATCAATTGCCGTACTTGCCTGCACTCAACACCCGTGGATGGCGGTTGGCATTGCGACCGGCATCAAAAACGTCTGACCGACGTTGATCAGCGTACGGGCTGTGAGCAACACCTGTACCTGCCGCCACTTGTTCCTGCATTGCAAGTCGATGCGGGTGATGACTGGGTTGACTACGAATTTACCAATGGAGTTCGCTGGCGCGATGCCGGTTTGAACAAGCACGCCGCCAACTGAATCCCCAACCGCAAACCTAAACGCAATTGAAAAAGGAGTCCCGTCATGAGCTTTTCCCTCCGCCCCTACCAAAGTGCTGCCATCCAAGGCATCTACAACTATTTCCAAGATGAGAGCGGTAACCCGCTGGTGGTGATTCCCACCGCTGGTGGCAAGTCCCTCGTCATGGCCACCTTTGTTGAGGGCGTACTGAAAGCCTTTCCAGATCAGCGCATCCTGATCGTGACTCATGTGCGTGAGCTGATTGAGCAGAACTTTGCCGAACTCAAAAAGCTTTGGCCGCAAGCCCCGGCAGGGATTTATTCAGCAGGACTTAAGAGGCGAGAGATTCGTGCGCAGATTTTGTTTGCTGGCATCCAGTCCATTCACAAGCGTGTGTATGACGTTCAGCAGTGCGACCTGGTGTTGATTGATGAAGCGCATTTGATCCCGCGTTCCTCAAACACGATGTACCGCAAGTTTCTTGATGGCTTGAAGCGCATTAACCCCATGCTCAAGGTGATTGGCCTGACGGCCACGCCATACCGCCTGGACTCTGGGTTGCTGCATGAAGGTAGTGAGGCCATCTTCACTGACATCGCCTACGAAGTGTCGGTGCGCGAGTTGATTGATGACCACTACCTCTCGCCACTGATCTCCAAGCGCATGGCAACGCAAATTGACCTCACTGGTGTGGGTACGCGCGGCGGTGAGTTCATCCCGAAGGATTTGGAAGCGGCAATTGACCAAGATGCGATCACACAAAGCGCAGTCAATGAAATCTTCTCGTACTCAACAAACCGCAAAAGCTGGCTGATCTTCTGTGCTGGCGTGGACCATGCGTACCACGTGCGTGATGCGGTGCGCAGCAGAGGGGTGACCTGCGAGACGATTGTGGGCGATACGCCCAGCGCCCAGCGCGAGGCCATCATCAATGACTTCAAGGCCGGACGGATTCAGTGCCTGACCAATGCCAATGTTTTGACGACGGGCTTTAACGCTCCTGCGGTAGACCTGATTGCCATGCTGCGTCCGACCAAGTCGGCGGGCTTGTATGTACAGATCGTGGGTCGTGGTTGCCGCCTTGCACCGGGCAAGACCGACTGCTTGGTGCTCGACTTCGCCGGGAACATTGCGCGACACGGTCCCATTGACGCCATCAAGCCCAAGACACCCAAAGCGGGTGAAGACGGCGATGCGCCCACCAAAGCCTGCCCTGAGTGCGACAGCATCGTGCACGCGGCGGTACGTCAGTGCCCCGACTGTGGCCACATGTTCCCGGAGCCACAAATCAAGATTGACGCCAAAGCCAGCACTTTGGACATCCTCTCTGGCGGTCCACCCGAGTGGGTGCCCGTGACACGGGTCAGCTATGCCCGGCATGACAAGACTGGCAAGCCGCCGTCACTTCGAGTCGATTACTGGAGTGGACTGAGTTCCCACAGTGAATGGGTTTGCATTGAGCACCAGGGCTATGCGCGGCAAAAGGCTGCCAGTTGGTGGGCCAACCGCGCACCTGGCTTGCCACTTCCGCGTGGTGTTGATGAAGCTCTGGCTGTATCGCAGCGGCTCAAGTGCCCCTCGCAGATCGCCGTGCGCCCAAGTGGGCGTTACACAGAAATCGTTGGCGCGCGCTTTTGATGTCGGGCGCATAAATGATGTGCGCCATTTGCAGGCGCGATGCCCGAGGGTATGGGTTCGCGCCTTGTTTGATCCGTATCGATGCGCCCAGCGTGAAGTTGTGTTCCAGGCGCTGTCAAAACATTGCAGCAAGGCTAAAGGGAATGATTGATCCAAACCAACATGAAACCAATGCTCTGGCGGCGGCCTGCCAGACAGGGGGCGAGTACGTCGAGTCACTTGCCAAAACAGACTTGGCCACCTTCACCGCAGTGGAGTGGTCAACCTTGATTGATGTGGTCGTTACCGCCTTTCAAGACTCACTTCGCACTGCCTATGCAGATGACCCACCATTTTGAAGGAACGCATGAATCCAAATAATTACATGGCCCATCTTGGGGCCACGCTCGTAGATCGCGGCTATGCCATTTTGCCGATCCAACCCAGCACTAAGAAGCCGGGCATGTTTCGCCTGGGTGCCTGGCAAGACTATCCCAAGTGGAGCCGTCACTGTGAGCGCGACACTACAGAAAACGAGGTCGACATCTGGGGCGACTGGCCCGAGGCTGGCATTGGTATTGCCGCAGGCAAGGTGATTGGCATCGACATTGATGTGCTGCAGTCCAAAGACATCGCTGTTCAGATTGAGGGCTTGGCCAAGCGACTGCTGGGCGACACACCTGCAGTTCGTATCGGCAACGCCCCCAAGCGATTGCTGGTGTACCGTGCGGCCCAGCCTTTCAGTGGCTTTAAGTTCCCGCCCATTGAGGTCTTGGGTGTGGGGCAGCAGTTCATCGCCTATGGCATTCACCCGGATACCGGCAAGCCCTACGAGTGGCCCGTGCAAACCTTGGCCGACCTGAAAATCGAAGAACTGCCTGTCATCACCGAGGAACAGGCTCGAGAGTTTGCGCGCCAGGCGTACGAGATGGTCCCCGAATCTATGCGCCCCAAAAGTCTAGCTGTAGGTTTGAAGTCTCCAGAGGCGTTCGCCAATCTGCCCGAGCAACGCGGCACGTTCGAGGCAGTGCAGGACGCGCTTCAGTACATCCCCAACCAGGATCTGGACTACGACAGCTGGGTGCGCATTGGCATGGCCATCAAAGGTGCGCTTGCCGAGCAGGGGTGGCCGCTCTTTGAGTCCTGGTCTGCGTCGTCCAGTAAAAACGATGCCAAGACAACCGGTAAAAGTTGGGGGAGCTTTTCGCCTCAGCGCATTGGGGCGGGAACCATCTACAAGCTGGCGCTGGACAACGGCTGGATTCCGGATGCTGATCTACAGCTCAATGGTGAGATTGTGATGAACGGACACCACCCGGCCAAGAGGATGTTGCAAACGCTCCAAACAACAAACCCCATCACGATTGATGTGTCAGGTGCACCGCCCGTGCTGCCACCACCGAAACCACTGCCGACGGGCTGGGACCAAGTGGGCGGCGTGATTGCCGACATGATGGCGCTCATGGCAACGACGGCCAAGCGTCCACAACCCGTGCTGGCGCTCGGAGCGAGTTTGTGTGCCATCGGCGCGCTGATGGGGCGCAAGTACCGCACCGAGAGCAACACGCGCTCGAACCTTTATGTCGTAGGCATAGCTGAGAGCGGCGCAGGCAAGAACCACAGCCGCGTCGTGATCAATGAGCTGTTCCGTAAGGCCGGGTTGCTGCAATACCTGGGTGGCAACAAGATCGCATCGGGCTCGGGTCTTTTGACGGCCATCCAGCGTCAACCCGCCATTCTTTTTCAGCTAGATGAGTTCGGTATGTTTTTATCGGCAGCCGCTGACCGCAAACGCTCCCCACGCTACGTGTGTGAAATCCTGGACCTGATGACCGAGCTGTACACCACATCAGGCACGACTTACTTTGGCATTGAGTACGCAAGCAACCAACTCAACAACGCACACCGTGCCATTCACCAGCCATGCGCTTGCATCTACGGCACCACCACACCCTTGCACTTTTGGCAGGCGTTACAGGCGTCCAATGTGGCCGACGGTTCATTGGCGCGCTTTCTGATTCTGGAGAGCGAGGACGATTTCCCCAATAGCAACGAACTTTTTGGCACGATTGATCCCCCACAAGACCTCATCGACCGACTGCTGCTGATCCACCAGGGAGGTGGTCAGTTGAACGGCAACCTCACGGATGTGGGCGCGATTGATGAAGTGCTGGTGGATCCGCGTGTCGTCCCGATGACCGCGCAAGCGCGTGACGCGTTTCGCTTGCTTGACCACGAGTTGTTGACAAAGCTTCGCTTGTCGCGAGGCACCGGTTTTTCATCGATCTTGGCGCGCATTGAAGAGAACGCAACCAAATTGGCTCTCATTCGCGCTGTGTCGCGCGACGCGGTGACACCACAGATCGAGGACCACGATGCGCACTGGGGAATTGCGCTCTCGCGCCACTGTGCCGAGCTGACTATTCGAGAAGCAAGCGCGCGCGTTTCAGAAAACCAAGTCGAGTCCAACCACAAGCGCGCTTTGCAAATCCTGCGCGATGGCGATGCCGCTGGTATGTCAAAGAGCGAGTTCACGCGGCGCACCCAGTTCATGGACCACCGCCAGCGAGATGGCGTACTGCGTACCTTGACGGACGCCCACCTGATTGAGGTGTTCGCCATGCCAACGGGTGGCAGACCCAGCCAGTGGATCAAGCTGGCGGGAAATGATGTCCCAACTGATCAGTGAACGGTCTATGAGGACTTCTTTCAATTACGACCTTCTTTCAAAGGGGGTGCCTCAATATACAAATAAATACTGGGGTACCTATACGCACCCAAAAATCCTCGCGCGCGCGAAACGCCTGCCCTGGAGGTGGTCAGAGAGAGAGACATAGGTATATAAATTGAAAGAAGAAGTATTGAAATAAGTACCCCACCAGACCCGGACTCCACCTTTGAAAGATGAAGTATTGAAATAAGCCCCGTCATCTGTTGACGACTTTTTGCAAGCCCTGATAACCGCATCCGATTGAACAAATCGGAAATGACAGACATGAGGGAGCCGCACCCGCCCTGACACGGCTTTGGTGCCAGTGCTCCTCCAGGTCGCACAAGAAAACTTGTACGAACCCTTGGAGGAAATCCCTGATGAATAACAAACCAACCCCACGCCTCGTCATCCTGGCTCTTGACCTGGGTACGACCACCGGCTGGGCGCTGCGCTCTGTAAACGGTCCTGTGGCGCATGGCTTCGTGAGCTTCAAGTCCCAGCGCTTTGAGGGCGGTGGCATGCGCTATCTGCGCTTTGGACGTTGGCTCGATGAGATGCTCGCCTTGAGTGGCTCAGAGAGTGACGCACCAACCGATTCAGCGGCCATTGGATCCGTTTACTTTGAAGAGGTGCGTCGTCACCTTGGCGTAGATGCTGCGCACGTTTACGGCGGCTTGCTGGCCACGCTGACCGCATGGTGTGAGCGTCACCAGATACCGTACCAAGGTGTGCCTGTGGGCACCATCAAACGCCATGCCACTGGCAAGGGCAACGCGGGCAAGGCCGAGGTGATTGCAGCCATGAAAGCGCTGGGCCACCCGGTCACCGACGACAACGAGGCGGATGCTCTTGCGCTCTTGCACTGGGCGCTGGCGCAGGGTACGGATCCCGCCTTGAGCAAGGAGGTGCGCCATGGCTAAAAAGCAAGTTGCACAGCCATTGACACATGGCACTTTGGTGAGTCTGCCCGGCGGTCGGTTGGTGAGTGGATCAGTGAGGCGGAGGAAGGCACCAGCTTTCGCACCGAGCATTTCCGTACTGTCGACTCGCTCGGCCTTTTGATGCGCAACGGCGCGATCACGGCACAGATGCACGATGCGGGTCAGGACTTCTCTCGCACATTTGTCTTTGCTCAGCTAAGTTCAGCGGGCTCTCCACCGCTTGATCGCATTCCTGGCGGTCATTGGCAGGACACGATGACTGAGCGCTGTGCTTGGGCCAGAAAGCGGTTAGGTGAGGCGCTCGATGCGGTGGGCGGTATCAGCAGCCCCGGTGGTTGCGCTGTCTGGCACGTGGCCGGTTTGGGACAAAGCGTGAAGGAGTGGTCTGCCCAAGAAGGGTGGAACGGACGATCACTCAATCAATATGAAGCCAAGGGTATTTTGGTCGGCGCTTTGGGGGTGTTGGCGGTGCATTATGGGTACTCGCGATAAATCATCAAATAACCTATTGACGCGGTATATATCGAAGAGGTAGCATTCTGCTAATCACTCAAATTACGCCCACACGGTTTACGCCTTGTGGGCGTTTTGTTTGGGTCTTCACCTCTCACATCTATCGCGCTTGCAAGTACCCGCTACCGGTTGACTTACACGCTGCGCTTCAACCCGAAAGCTTGCCAATGACACCCGAGATCCGAATGGTCCCGGTGGATTCGCTCATCCCGTATGCGCGAAACGCCCGAACCCACAGCGAAGACCAGGTGGCACAAATTGCCGCATCCATCTCCGAGTTTGGTTTTACCAATCCCATCCTGACAGACGGCGAAAAAGGCGTGATCGCAGGGCATGGCCGCTTGGCTGCTGCGCGCAAACTTGCACTGACACAAGTGCCCGTGATTGAGCTGGGCCACCTCACTGCAATTCAAAAGAAAGCCTACATCCTGGCCGACAACCGCATCGCTGCAAACGCTGGCTGGGACGAAGAGTTGCTCAAGCTTGAGATTGCCGAACTCGATGAGGCTGACTTCAATCTGGAGTTGATGGGCTTTGGTGACGAAGAACTCGAGCGTTTGCTCAATGGCGACGGCGACACCACGGGCCTGACCGAGGACGATGCAGTACCCGAATTGCCAGCCGAACCTGTTTCCAAAACAGGTGATGTGTGGGTCTTGGGTCAGCACCGTTTGCTGTGTGGTGACTCCACAGTGCTCTCTGATGTCGAGCGCCTGATGAACGGTCAACTCGCCGACATGGCGTTCACTGATCCACCCTACAACGTGGACTACGGCAACAACGCCAAAGACAAGATGCGCGGCAAGGACCGCCGCATCATGAACGATGCGCTCGGTGACGGGTTCTACAAGTTCCTTTATGACGCCTGCGTCAACTTGTTGGTGGTCACCAAAGGTGCCTGCTACGTGTGCATGAGCTCATCCGAGTTGCACACACTGCAAAAGGCCTGGCTTGATGCGGGTGGCAAGTGGTCGACATTTGTGATCTGGGCCAAGAACACTTTCACGCTCGGTCGCGCCGACTACCAGCGCCAGTACGAGCCCATCCTCTACGGATGGAAGGACGGGGCTAAACACTTCTGGTGCGGCGACCGCGACCAGTCAGACATTTGGAATTACAACAAGCCTCGCGTGAACGACCTGCACCCGACGATGAAACCGGTGGAGTTGGTAGAGCGTGCGATTAAGAACTCATCGAAGACGCGTGACATCGTGATCGACTTGTTTGGCGGCTCTGGCACCACGCTAATTGCCTGCGAAAAAACCAATCGACAGGCACGACTCATGGAGATGGATCCCAAGTATGTGGACGTGATCGTCAAGCGCTGGGAGGACTTCACAGGACAGAAAGCCACCCGTGAATCGGATGGCTCTGCGTTTTCAGATCTTGCGCCGCAAGGTCAGTCTGTTTTGGATGTTGTGGGGAGCGAGCTGGAGGGTGAGACCCTGTAGACCCGCTCACCACCGCTCTCCTTGACGGAGTCGATGGTCAGGCCCAGTTTCTTTTTCAAAGTCCCGGCCATGCATCCGCGCACCGTGTGCGCTTGCCAGCCTGTGGCCTCCACCATTTGCGGAAGGGTTGCACCTTCTGGGCGCTTCATCAGATCGATGAGTACCGACTGCTTGCTACCTTCGCGTTTGGATTTGACCGGTGGCTCAATGCCAATGGCCTTCAACCCTGCGGTGGTGAGGGCAAAGCGGGTTGAACCCGCAGCGCCTTTGCTGTGCGGGCGGATCAGACCTTCATTGCCAAGGCTGGTCAGAACCTTGATCAACGCACCACCTTTGAGGTTGGGCGGAAAGTCGGTCAGCACATGCTGAGGATGGCTGGCTGCAGCGTTGAGAAGCAAGGTTTGGCTGGGTGTGAGTTTCATGTTGATCTCCGGTATCAGTTTGGTTCGGTTGTTTGTTTGGATTGCTGGCCAGCCGTGAATGCAGCTTGCAAGGCTTCTTTGAGGCCCCAGACGCTGACTTCATGAAAGTCCAGGCGGTCGCTGTTGCGGGTAACCAGCGTGTCGATGTGCAGATGCTCTGCGGCGATTTGGTTGAGCAGACGCTCTAATGTTTTGGCGTCCATCACTTGGCTCCCCCCACCTTGTGGATCTGGCGAGCGCGGTCAAAGCCGACCCACTCGCCTTGGGTGTCAAGGCCGCGTGAGGCCAGCTCTTCGCGGGCCAGCAGGTTGAGGTCAAGTTCGCCGCGTGCGGCGGCTGCCAGCACCTTGGTTAGTGCGATCTGGATGAACCCGACCTCATCGACGGTGAACTGTGTGGTGTAGGTCATTTGCAAAGCTCCTTGGGTTGTTGATGACGTTCCTATGAACGCTCTGATTCCCAGTGAAGCCAAGCTTTATCTGCATCATTTGCGATTAGTTTTTTGAAAGAGTTGGCAATAAGCCAATAACAAGCCGCCATGCCCCGCAGTGCTCCAACACCCTGCCGACATCCCGCCTGTGCGTTGGTGCTGGACAAACCGGGCTACTGCGATCAACACCGTACCCAAGTGCACCGGGACTACGGGCGAGCCAGGCGTGGCTTTGATGCCGAGGTGGGCTTCTACCAGTCAGTGCGCTGGCGTGAGGTACGTGCCGCCTTCCTGCGAGAACACCCGTTGTGTGTGGCTTGCAAGGCGACTGGACTGGTGGTGGCTGCCAAGGTTGCTGACCACATCAGGCCGCTCAAGGACGGCGGTGAGCGCTTTGATTGGGTGAACCTGCAAGGCCTTTGCGTCTCATGTCACAACCGAAAGACGGCGCGAGAGACCGCACGGCGCAGCTGACCCCCCTAGGGGGTCTGAATCTCTACAGACGGCGGCCAAAGATGCGTGCGCCTGCCAAGATTTTTGCGCGTGCAAATTGAAACCAAGGGGGGTCCCCCAGAACGGAAGATTAATGGCCGGAAGAAAGCCGCTCCCCACGGAGATCAAAAAGCTCAGGGGAACCCTGCAAAAGTGCAGGACCAACCCGCATGAGCCACAGCCTCAAGGGGATCTAGTTGCACCGCCCGAGTACATGTCAGATGGTGCCAAGCAGGCCTGGCGTTATGCCATTGAGAGCGCGCCTGAACATTTGCTGCGCAAACTCGATATGTCGGTGCTGGAAGTCTGGTCCTGCGCTGCGGATTTGTACCGCAAGGCTCAGATCGGCATTACCAAAACTGGCCTATTGATCAAAGCGCCGAACACCGGAGTGCCAATGCAGTCGCCGTACCTGGCCATTGCGAACAAGCAGGCCCAGATCATGACCAAGGCAGCGGTGGAGATGGGATTTACGCCTGCTTCACGTTCGCGGATCACACAACCCACAGAGACCGAGATTGATCTCGATCCTTGGGCGGATATTGCAGGCTGAGACTGAACTTTGGCGACCGAGAATCACGTTGATGTTGCCCGCAAGTATGCGCAGGCAGTCGTTGCCGGTGACATCCTGACTTGCAAATGGGTCCAGCGGGCATGCCAACGACAGTTGAACGATCTGGCAAAGTTCAAAGGCAAGGCAAGTCCTTACCAGTTCAACCCGAAGCTCACCGACAAGGACGGACGGGAGTTCCGGCCCGCCGATAACCTGTGCGCGTTCATTGAGCGGCTGCCCCACGTCAAAGGGCCGCTGGCAGGCGAGACGATCAAGTTGGAACCTTGGCAGGTGTTCATCCTGACCACTGTCTTTGGCTGGGTCAAGCCCGACGGCAACCGCCGCTTTCGGCGCTCGTACATTGAAGTGCCACGCGGCAACGCCAAGTCGACCTTGTCTTCTGCGCTTGCGCTGTACATGCTGGCTGCTGACGGCGAAGGCGGGGCTGAGGTCTATTCCCTGGCCACCACCCGTGACCAGGCTCGAATCGTATTTGGTGATGCGCAGACCATGGCTCGCAGGTCACAAGGTTTTCGTACTCGGTTTTCTGTGAATGTCGGTGCGCACAACATGAACGTGCTGCAGACCGGCTCAAAGTTTGAAGCACTCTCGGCTGAAGGGTCAACGCTAGATGGCTTGAACATTCACTTTGGCTGCATTGATGAGTTGCATGCCCACAAAACCCGCACCGTCTACGACGTGGTGGAGACCGGAACCGGTAAGCGTGACAACTCACTTCTTTGGGTGATCACCACCGCAGGCAGCAACCGCTCTGGCATTTGCTACGAGGTGCGAACCTTTGTGACCAGGCTGCTCGACGGCGTGTTCGAAGACGACAGTCAGTTCGGCATCGTCTACGGTCTTGATGACGGGGACGACTGGACCAGCGAAGATTCGCTGATGAAGGCCAACCCCAACTGGGGTATCTCTGTGCGCCCAGAAATTCTGGGACCACTGCAGGCCAAGGCTATGCAGTTGCCCAGCGCGATGAACAACTTCAAGACCAAACACTTGAACGAGTGGGTCAACGCCGACACAGCATGGATGGATATGCGCTCCTGGGACGCCTGCGCTGATCAGGACCTGGACATCGAGTCCTTTGTGGGTCAGCCCTGCTGGGTGGGGCTGGACCTGGCCAGCAAGACAGACATTGCCGCCTTGGTGATCGTATTTGCCCATCCTGAGATTGCGACGCGTTTGCGGTCTTTGGTAAGTACTACCTGCCAGAAGACACGGTCAATGCCAACGGCAACAGTCAGTACTCGGGGTGGATGCACACCGGACGATTGATCGTGACGCCAGGCAATGTGATTGATTTCAGTTGGATCGAAGCGGATCTGAATGATCTGTCCTCTCGCTTTGCGGTGCAGGCAGTCGCTTTTGATCCGTTTCAGGCAACGCAACTCTCGACTCGAATGATGAGTGAGGGGCTGCCCATGATTGAAGTGCGTCCCACGGTGCTGAATTTCTCAGAGCCGATGAAGACGCTCGAGGCCTTGGTGCTTCAAAAGAAATTGGTTCACGACGGGGACCCGGTGCTGGGCTGGATGGTCAGCAACGTGGTGGCTCACTTGGACGCTAAAGACAACATTTACCCACGCAAGGAGCGAGCAGAAAACAAGATCGACGGCGTCGTTGCACTGATCATGGCGCTGTCGCGCGCGATCAAACCGGGGGACTCGGTGGTGCTGGGATCCGACTACGAATTGGTGTTGCTCTGAACTGATGGGATTTTTAAGCTTCATTGATCGGCTCCGTGGCCCGAGTGCCTCCGGTGGAGATCGCTCGCCATGGGGAGACTTCTTTTTTGAGCCTGTCTCCGCTCGCACTGGCAGCGGCATGCGAGTCTCACCAGATAGCGCGCTTCGGCTTGCGGCGGTCTATGCCTGCGTTCGGGTTTTGTCGGAGTCCATGGCTTCGCTTCCGCTGGTCATCTACCAACGCCGTGCCGACGGTGGCAAAGACAAGGTCACCGACCACTGGCTTTACCGATTACTTGCCAAGCGGCCCAACCGTTTTCAAAACCCGTTTGAATGGCGTGAGATGCTGCAAGGCCATCTCGCACTGCGCGGCAACGCCTACAACCAGATCATCACCAACGCCAAAGGCGAGGTGGTGGAGTTGATGCCTCTTCATCCAGACCGCATCCGGTTGGAGTTGCTGCCCTCGGGCGAATACCGATACCGGTTTACCGACCGGTTTGGCAATGAGTCAATCTTGCCGCGCGGAGAGGTTTGGCATTTGCGCGGCCTGTCCTCCGATGGCTTGCTTGGCATGAGTCCGATCGAGCTTGCCCGAGAAAACCTCGGAATGGCACTAGCCGCCCAAGACTACGGCGCGCGTTTCTTTGCCAACGACGCCAAGCCTACCGGCGGCTGGATTGAGTTTCCGGGCTCCTTCAAGGACTCGGAGGCCAAGAAGGTGTTTCGTGAGTCCTACCAACAGGCGCAATCCGGGGCCAACCGGGGCAAGGTCCTGGTGCTTGAAAACGGGATGAAGTTTCACGAAGTGGGCGTCACCAACAAAGACGCCCAGTTCCTGGAACTGCGCAAGTTTCAGATCACTGATGTGGCCAGGCTGTTTCGAGTGCCACCTCACATGATTGGCGATTTGGACCGGGCGACGTTTTCCAACATTGAGCAACAAAGTCTTGAGTTTGTCATGCACACCATGACGCCCTGGGCTGAGCGCTGGGAAGCAAGCATCGAGTCCGAGTTGCTTCTCGAAGGTGACGACATCGAGGTCGAATTTGATTTCGCCAACCTGATGCGCGGCGATGCTGCAAGCCGTGCGTCGTATTACCAAAGCGGTATTCAGAACGGCTGGCTCACACGCAATGAAGCACGCATTGCAGAGAACCTCAACCCGCTTGATGGCTTGGACGAACCACTTCGCCCGCTCAATATGGTCGAGGAAAGCACAGCAGAGGATGTGGCGCTTGATACCGAACAAGCGGAGGACCCGGTGCAAGAAGCAACTGAGCCCTCCGATGAAGCCGCTGCCCGCTTGCGTGCCCTGATTGATTCAAGTGCCGAGCGCTGGGCCAGGCGCATCGCTCGGGCCGGTCGGGTCGACGAGAAAGATCTGGCACTGATTGCGCAATCCCTGGCTGTGCCAGTGGACCGGGTGAGTATCTGGGCGCAGGCCAGCGTATCCATGGATGAACCGCATCTGTGCCAATCACTTAAATCACTGGGGATGACACCATGAACCATCAATTACTGGTTGCCGAATATTTGGCAACTCCCTGGGCATTGATGCCCGAACGGCTGAACGCAGTCACTGCTGTCATCGCACGCTGGTCGGGGGATGCCCGCGCAAGCGACGAGGTGATGCGCAATATTGCAGCCGACAGAAACGCAAGAGATGCACGTCGCCAATCCAGCGTGTCCAACTCTGGTGGCGGCATTGCGGTGCTTCCGCTTTACGGCATCGTGACGCAGCGCGGCAACATGGTGGACGATGTATCCGGTCCTGGTACTGCCAGCACTCAGCAGTTTTCAAACATGTTGCGCGCTGCTATCCAAGATGAGACGGTCTCTCAAATCCTGATCGACATCGATAGCCCCGGCGGCAGTGTTTACGGTGTCGCGGAACTGGCCGATGAAATTGTCAGCGCCCGCGCCAAAAAGCCTGTCGTGGCCATCGCCAACAGCCTTGCCGCTTCGGCAGCCTACTGGATTGGTTGCTCAGCATCTGAGTTTTATGTCACACCCGGCGGCGAAGTGGGGTCCATCGGGGTGTGGCAAGCGCACCAGGACTACAGCAAGGCCATGGACGAGGCCGGTGTCAAAACTACGCTCATCTCTGCGGGAAAGTTCAAGGTTGAGGGCAATCCATATGCACCTTTGGACGAAGAAGCCCAGGGCTTTATGCAGTCCCGCGTTGATGACTATTACGCCGCGTTCACCAAAGCTGTGGCCAAGGGCAGAGGTGTACCCATCTCTCAGGTGCGAGATGGCATGGGTCAGGGCCGAGTTCTAGGAGCCGACGCGGCACTTGCTAGCAGCATGGTCGACGGCATAGCCACCTTTGACGATGTCGTCAAAAAGATGCGCCGCGATGCGCGAACGCAAATCAAACCCAATGCATCACGGCTCAACCAGGCGAGGAATTCGCTGGCCTTGATGTGAATATTTTTCGGGCAGCACTCCGTAGAGGGCTGCCAGCAAAGTGAAGCGGCCCGTAGGCCGCGCCCCAAGCAACCACCTCGTCAATTGAGACCCGGTGGTTTTTTACGTCCATTGATTTTGGAGAACCCCAAATGAGTAAGCAATTGCGCGAGCTGCAGGCTCGCAAATCTACCCTGGTCAAAGAAGCGCGCGCGCTCACTGACCGCGCCGCATCCGATAACCGCGATCTGAATGATGAAGAGGCTACGGCCTTTGATGCGCTCAAGACACGTATTGAGGCTGCCAGTAACGCCATCGACCGTGAGGCAAGCCTGATTGCGGAAGAAGCGCTAATGGCACAAGCCCCATCAAGCGCTGGCGCATTTATCACTGTCACTGATAACCGCGAGGCCGACCCCATGCACGGCTTTCGCACCGCGGGCGAGTTCATGCAGGCGGTCTACCAGGCAGAAAAGCCCGGTAAGTCTCTCGATGATCGTTTGCTGATTGGTGGGGGCCGAGGTGCAGCAGCGCCTGGCAGCTTTGCCAACGAGGCTTCGGGCCAAGACGGCGGCTTTTTGGTGCCGCCTCAGTTCTCTCAGCAAATCTTCAAACTCTCTTTGGGCGAGGACTCTTTGCTGCCAATGACCGACAACGTCGAGATCAGCGGCAACAGCATGGCGTTCCCCAAGGACGAAACCACGCCTTGGGGCACCAACGGTATCCGCGCCTATTGGCAGGGTGAAGCGGCCTCGGCTGTGGCATCCAAGCCGGTGCTGGGCCTGGCCACGTTGCGCCTGAAAAAGCTGATGGCGCTGGTACCCACCACTGACGAACTGCTGGACGACGCGAATGCGCTGACCACCTACCTGCCTGAGAAGGTCGCTTTGTCCATTCGTTGGAAAACCAACGAGTCCATCCTCTTTGGTGCTGGCAACGGTGTGCCTGTGGGAGCGCTCAGCTCTGGTGCGACGGTCACCGTGACCAAGGAGTCAGGTCAAGCAACGCAAACGCTGGTGCCTCAGAACCTGGCCAAGATGATTGCGCGCTTGCCCTCGGGCAGCTTTGCCAATGCCGTCTGGATCGTTAACAACGATGTGCTGCCCGCACTCTTCACGCTGACTCTGGGCAACTATCCGATCTACATCCCCACGGGTCTGCCCGTCGGGGGCTTGCAGGTCTCGCCCTACGGCACCTTGCTGGGTCGCCCTGTGTTTGTGTCTCAACACGCCAACACCTTCTCGGCCCAAGGCGACATCTTGCTGGTGGACCTCAAGTACTACCAGACCATCACCAAGGCGGGTGGCATGCAGACCGCCACATCGATGCACCTGTACTTCGATGCGGACTTGACGGCGTTTCGCACGACCTTCCGTATGGACGGCCAGTCCAAGCTCAACAGCCCCATCACGCCTGCCAAAGGCAGCGCAACGATGTCGCCCTTCATCCAACTGGGCGCGCGCTAAGCCGACCCCAACCTTAGGAGAAAACCATGTTTCCCAACGCAAAAGGCAGCGAACTGCTGTCCGTTCTCGCCACCATCGACCCTGCCGCGCAAGCGGCGGGAACAGTCACCACGGGCTGGATTTCTGTGGCCAACCACCACGGGTTTGTCTCTCTGGTCCAAACCGGAGTGCTGGGCACCAGCGCCACAGTGGATGCGAAGTTGCAGCAGGCGGTTGATTCAACCGGTACTAGCGCTAAGGACATCACGGGTAAAGCGATCACCCAGATCGTCAAAGCCACCGGTGACAACAAGCAGGCCTTGATCAACGTTAAGCCCGAGGAACTCGATACGGTGAACGGCTTTGGCTTTGTTCGCCTGTCAGTCACGGTGGGTGTGGCAGCAAGCCAGACCTCGGCCCAGGTGCTTGGCCTCAATCCACGCTTTGCGCCTGCGGATGCTTCCAACCAGGCGGCTGTGGTGCAGGTCATCTAAATGCCCATCCAACTCGTCTCTCCACCCACAGAGGAGCCTGTGTCCCTCATCGAGGCCAAGCTGCATCTGCGGGTGGACTTTGACGAGGATGACATGCTGATTGCATCGCTCATCACGGCAGCACGGCAAGCAGCGGAGACCTTGACCGGCAGGCAGTTAACCACTGCCCGCTGGAGACAAGTGCTCGATTGCTTCCCCGGACCGTCACTGATGGGCGTGCCTGCGGGGCAGGCTTTCACCTTGCCGGGTCATGCGATTTTGCTGGCTAAGGCACCGGTGCAGTCGGTGGTGTCGATCAATTACCTGGACATGGGCTCTGTGAATCAGACCATACCTGCTTCGACTTACACGGTCGATGCCGCCTGTGAGCCCGCGCGGATCACGCCATTGTTCGGGCAGATCTGGCCGATTTGCTTGCCTCAGATCGGAGCGGTGTCGATTACTTTTGACGCCGGGTACGGTACTGCTGCGCAAGTTCCAGAAGGTATCAAGAGTTGGATCAAGCTGCGCGTGGGCAGCTTGTATGCGCATCGCGAAGAGGTGGCTGCGCTCTCTCGAGGACGCATCGAATCATTACCCTTCATTGACGGCCTGCTCGATCCGTACAAGGTTGTGATGGCATGAATCCGGTTCGTTCAGGTCAGTTGAATCGACGCATTACCTTGCAGCGGCAAAGCACGGTGCAAGACAGCTACGGCGGACCAGTTCGCACATGGACTGACCTTGGTTCGTTCTGGGCTGAGATTCAACCCTTGACTGGCCGCGAACTGGAAAGCGCGCAACGTATGGCAAGCGAGGTCTCACATCAAATCGTTGTGCGCTACCAAGCCATCTTTGCTGATACGCGTCAGGTTGCTGGCTACCGGGCTATGTACCGATCGCGGATTTTCAACATCCACGCAGCTCTCAACGATGAAGAGCGAAACGTGCTGGTCACGCTGCTGGCCTCTGAGGGTCTAGACGATGGCTAAGTACGAAAGCGTTCAGATAGAAGGCCTGGATGCACTGGCCAAGGCATTGAAAGAGTTGCCTGACCGTGTTTCCAAGAACGGACTGCGTGCAGCGGTCTATGCCGGGGCCAAAGTCATTCGAGATGAAGCCAAGTTGCAAGCCCCTGTTGCCACGGGCGATCTGGGACCCAACCAGCCACCGCCCGGCACTTTGAAGCGTTCGGTGATTTTGAAACAGATCCCTGAGTTATCGAACAAGAACAAGCAGACCTTCTTTGTGACGGTTCGGCACGGCAAGAAGTACCGCAAGCAAGGCAAGAAGGGAAACCTTTCGCAAGACGCTTGGTACTGGCGCTTTGTGGAGTTTGGGACCGTAAAGATGTCCGCGCGCCCGTTTCTGCGGCCTGCTTTTGACATGAAGAAAAACGATGCGCTAACGGCCATCAAGACACGGCTTGCTGAGCGCATTGAGCAAGCCGCACGCGAACTCAAAAAATGATTCAGCAAGACCTTTTCGCGGCCCTCGCAGGTGTGGCCGGGGGAAGGGTGTTTCCGAACGTTGCGCCCAACAACGTGTCAAAGCCCTACGTGGTCTATGCCCGCGTATCCAGCGCACCAGAAAACACCCTGGCCAACGGCGCACCCATTGAAAACACCCGCCTGCAGGTGGACTGCTTTGACACCACCTACGCCGCTGCCGTTGCTTTGGCCGAGACGGTCAAAGCCGCCCTCAAAAGCAGTTCCATCACCCACCTCTTGCTTCTCGAGCAAGACCAATTCGAGCCCGAGGCATTGCTGCACCGGGTGATTTTGGATTTTTCGATCTGGCACTAACTTTAGGAGAACCCCATGCCAAGCACCGCCATCTCAGCCCAAGGCTCCACCGTCAGTATTGGCACGACCACCGGGTCGGCGCTCACCATCACCGCCATCTCACTCACGAACCCTTGCCGGATCACGCTCTCAGCGGTCACCGCATTGAACAAGGGTGATGTGATAACTATCGCTGGCGTCGTTGGCACCACTCAGCTTAACGGCAACAGCTTTGTTGTGCAGTACATCGAACCTACGACCAAGATCGTCACCCTCGCTGGAGTAGACGCGACAGGTTATACGACCTACACCAGTGGCGGTACCGCCACCCCAGTGCAGTGGACCAAAATTTCCAACGTCAAGAGCTACAGCGGCTTTGACGGCTCAGCCTCCGAAATTGAGCGCACTAACTTTGACTCCACGGCCAAGGAATTCATTCTTGGCCTCTTTGATCCGGGTGCGTTTGCCATCGAGGTCGACCAGGACAACAGCGATGCAGGTCAATTGGCCCTGATGACTGCGCTGGTGACCGGTGTGGCCAAGAGCTTCAAGTTGCTTCTGCCCAACGGCAACACCGCAACCTTCACCGCCTACGTGAAGAAATTCAACAGCCAAGGCGCGGTGGATCAGGCGATCCGGCGTTCAGCTGAACTGCGCATTTCCGGCTCGATCACCTGGGCTTAATTTTTCCAAGGACTTCTATGACACTTCTTTCCAAAACCGCCATCCTTTGCGCCAACGACCTCCAAACAGAGGACGTCGAAGTCCCCGAATGGGGTGGTGCCGTGCGCGTGCGCAGTTTCACGGGTCGCGAGCGTGATGCCTTTGAGGCCAGCATGGTTCGTGGCGAGGGCAAGGACCGCAAGGTTGATCTGACCAATATGCGCGCGCGTCTGGTGGGCCTCACAGTAATTGATGAGGGTGGCCAGCGCCTGTTTACCGACGAAGAGGTGGATCTGCTCGGGGCCAAATCTGGCGCTGCATTGGATCGGGTGTTTGCAATTGCGCAAAAGCTCAATGGCTTGTCGGGCGCAGATGTGGAGGAACTCACAAAAAACTCCAGCGGCGTCCCGAGCGCCGTTTCTACTTCCGACTCTGCCTTGCCCTTGGATTCCAACACCCTGACCATCTCCTCGGGAGTCTAAGTTCGCAGCAGGTTGCGGAGTGGATGGCGTTTGCCTCTCTGGAAGGACTGCCAGACATGCGCGCTGACTTTGGCTTTGGCCAGGTCTGCGCCACGCTGGCCAACGTCCATCGCCGCGAAGGTCAGGACCCGTACCAGGCCGATGACTTCATGCCGGGACTACGAACTGCAGAGCCTGCCGCCACCAAAGGTGCCCATGCTCCGCCCGATGCGGAGGCACACAGCCGTTTGATCTCAGCCCTTTTGGGTAAAAAGGAATAACTCCCCCATGGCAACCCTCGCCAGCCTCGTGGTCAGCCTCGAGGCCAATGTCGCTCGCTTTGAATCCGACCTTAACAAGGCAGAGTTCATGGCAAAAAAGCCATGGACACCATCGGCAATGTGTCGGAAACCGCCATGAAGGCGGTCAAGGGCGCAGTAATGGCTATGGCGGCGGCATACACCTTTGACGCATTTGCTGATGGCATCAAGGGGGCGATTGCCTCAGCGGGCGAACTTGATCAAATGGCCAAGAAGACCGGTGCGACGGTTGAAGCCCTCTCGGGCTTGAAGTCGGCAGCCAAACTCTCGGGCACCAGCCTAGAAGAGGTCGGTGGCGGCTTGCAAAAGCTTTCCAAAGCCATGTTCGAAGCGGCAGGCGGCAGCCAAAAACAGTCCGACTTGTTCAAATCGCTCGGCGTTGAGGTCACCGACTCATCGGGGAAGTTGCGCGACTCCGGCGAAGTCATGCTTGATTTGGCCAAGAAGCTCGATTCCATGGATAGCAGTACACAGGCTGTGGCAACAGCCCAGATGCTGCTGGGCAAGCGAGGCGCTGAGCTGCTGCCATTCATGCAGGACTTGGCAGAAATTGGCGAACTCAACGCCAAGGTCACGTCCGAGATGGCCGCAGAAGCAGATCTGTACGAGAAGAATCTCGTGCGCCTGGAGGGCAGGAAAAAGTCGCTTTACAACACCATTGCCTCGGCCTTACTGCCGGTGATGCGTGACTTCACCGATGCTTTGCTGGCATCAGGCAGCATGACCGAGCGCCTCAACGACACGGCCAAGCAACTCAAGCAAGACAATGTGATCGAGACCTGGGCACGGGAAGGCTTGCGTGCGGTTGCTGCCTTCATCGACATCTTTGACGCTTGCGTTCGGATTGTTCGTATTGCCGGTAACGCCATCGCAGCCACCGGCGCAGACATTGTGTCGGTGCTTGCCTTCATGGATGGCATTGGTGCAGAGATGATCAGTGAAAAGTCACTCGATCCGGTCAAACGTCGCTTCGCTACGCTCACCTCGGACCTCAAAAGCCACGCCGAATCCTTCAACGATGACATGGTCAAGATTTGGACCGCACCGTTGTTCTTGACCAAACTCGACGAGCAGTTTGCACAGCGTGATGCAGGTCTGAAAAAGCCCGTCGAGTCACCCAAGCGCTCCTTTGCCATTCCAGACCAGCGGCCTGACAAAACCAGCCCGTTTGATTCGTACCTGGACTCGCTCAATGTCGAGGCCATCAAAGACAAGCTGGGCAAGTACGAGGCCATGATCGAAAAAGGTCGCTTGCTTGCAGTCAAGGAAGGCCGCCTAGGCGATATGGCCAAGGTAACGGCCACCATTTCAAGCATCCAGTCGATTGATGAGGGCAAACGCATTGATGCCTTCGCCCACAGCCTGGATGTGGCCAACCAGCAATACGAGTTTCAAAACACGTTGATTGGCCTGAATGCGCGCGATCAGGCGCTTGCCACTGAGGGGCGTAAAAACTTCTTAGCGGTTGAGCAGCAAATTTGGGACGCAGAAAAGAACGGCTCCAAGTTATCCGCCGAGGCACAGCAAAGATTGCGAGCTGAGGCCACTAAGTCAACTGCAACCTTGGTCCAAGCTGTCAATGACCGCTTCGACGCGCAGCAGAAGTTCGATGAGACAAAGCGCATCAATGCATTCACGCACAGCCTCGAGCAGGCCAACGAACAATACATCTTCCAGACCGACCTGATTGGCATGAACGCCCAGGCGCAGGAGATCGCTAACGTCAAGCGTAAGAACTTCCTCGCGGTCGAGCAGCAGATCTGGGATGCCGAGCAAAGCGGCACCAAACTGACGGCAGATACGCAGCAACGATTGCGCGATGAGGCCGTCAAATCAACCGCAGTCATGATCAAAGCGATAGAAGCCAGATGGGACGCTGAGCGCTCTTGGGAGACGGGCGTCAACAAAGCCCTCAACAACTACATCGACACGGTCACCAACGCAGCAGCCCAGTCCGAGCGGCTATTCACGAATGCGTTCAAGGGAATGGAGGACGCGCTGGTGAGCTTTGTGCAGACCGGCAAGCTCGACTTCAAAAGCCTGGCCAACTCCATCATTGCGGATCTGATTCGCATCCAGATTCAAAACAGCATCATGAAACCGCTGGCACAAGCGACCAGCGGAATGTCGCTCTCAGGCATGTTCAGCAGTGCCGGTAACTTTTTGTCGGGTCTGTTCAAGGCCGATGGCGGTCCGGTCGCAGGTGGTCAGCCCTACATCGTGGGCGAGCAAGGCCCAGAGTGGTTTGTGCCCAATGGCGCAGGAACGATCGTTCCCAACGGGAAGACGCCTGTCACAACAGCTTCGCCAGACGGCGGTGACAGCAGTTCAGCCCAAGCGCCAATCAATATCAACTTTTCCGTGCGGGCAATGGACGCACGTAGTTTCCAGTCCGCCATGGTGCAAAACAAGGCAGTGGTGGTGGGTATCGTGAATCAGGCGCTCAACATGCGCGGACGCTATGGGATCACGGGATAAGTCATGAGCGGCACATTTCCTTTAACCCCCGCGCCCAGCGCCATCAAGATTCAGTCCTACCAGCCCACACGTGTTTCGATTTCGCACAACCTGCGCCGCAGTGTGCGCACCAATGGCGCTCAGCGCTGGGTGATCACTGCGGACTGGGTAGGTTTGACCCGAGCGCAATTCGCGCCAATCCAAGCCTTTGTTGTTGCCCAACGCGGCCAGTGGGACACCTTCACCGCCGTACTGCCTGCGCACAAGCTGCCGCAAGGGGTAGCCACTGGAACACCGCAGATCAACGGGGCTAATCAGCAAGGCAGAAGTCTGTCCACGCGCGGCTGGACCGCAGGTCTTTTTGGCGCGCTGAAAGCAGGTGACTTCATTGGAATTGCTGGCCAGACCAAGGTCTACATGGTCACCGCTGATGTGAACGCAGATGCCTTTGGCCTTGCTACCGTGGCAATTGAGCCTGCCTTGTTGGCAGTGCCCGCCGACGGTGCAGTGATCACCGTCCGCAACGTGCCGTTTACGCTGGCTTTGGGCACAGATGCGATGGAATCAGCCGTGGCTCCGGGGTCAATTTACAACTTCAGCTTGCAGTTGGTGGAGGCCTTTTAATGGATCGCGGCGCAAGTTCAGAGTTCATTACCGAGATCCTTAAATCCAGCAATCAGCCCGTCTATTTGGTTGAGGCATGGTTCGATGACGGCACCATCCGCATGACGGACGCCTGGATCAACGTGCTGTGGAGTACTAACACCTATACGGCCAACGGCCACTTTCTGGGGTTCTCCGGTCTATCAGAGACCAGTGACATGAGCATTCCCAATGTCACGGTACAAGTCTCGGCAGTGGATCAGACCTGGATCTCAATTGCGCTGTCTAAACCCTACATCGACCGGCGAATTGCCATCTACAAGGGATTTCTGGACTACCGCCTGGCCATCATCAGCAACCCCTTGCTGGTGTTCGATGGTCGGATTGACAGCATGGAAATCTCCGACGACCCGAACAACGGCACCTGCACGATCGCAGTGACTGCCAGCTCGCAGTGGGTGGATTTCCAACGCACGCCGGGCAGGCACACCAATGACCCGGAAGAGCAGATCTGGTTTCCGGGCGACCGTGGGTTTCAGTTCGTCACCAACATCAATCGGGAAATCAAGTGGGGATCACTGTGAAGAGCGGACGATCTTTCTACACCTATGCGCGTATCCCGATTGGCACGGCAACCCAAGAACTCCAAGTCCTGGCCGAGCGTGAGTACGAGGAAGTCGGCCAGAAGGATCTCGAACGCCTGAACATCGACTGGGCTCGCTACGTTGAACTCGACGCTGCCGGGAAACTCGCCACCTTCATCGCCAAGCGCGATGGTGTGATCGTAGGCTACGCAGCATTCATCGTGCAGACCCATATCCATTACCAGGACGCACTGGTCGCTGCCAACAGCGCTGTGTATGCCGTACCCGAGGTACGTGCCGGGCGTATCGTTCTGAAACTGCTGCGCTTTGCCGAGATGGGCCTTAAAGCCCAGGGCGTGCAAAAAATTTATTACCACGTCAAACAGACCAAAGACTTCGGACGCCTGCTCGGACACCTGGGCTACCAGGATGTCGAGCGCATGTATGCCAAGGTAGTTCGGGACAAGGAAGTCGCGTAATGGCTGGCATCGTCATTGGAGCCATCGTTGGATCGGTGGTGTCTGAGGCCGTGGGTGCGGTGGTGGCTGATGCCGTACTTGGCATCGTCATAGACTCTGGCATCACGGCTGCAGCGGCTGACGTTCTTGGCGCGTCCCTTGCCACCGCCAGTTTCATCGGCGGTGCGACCGGTTTGGTTGCCGGGGGTGTTGCCAATCTGGCGGTGCAGTCACTGATCGGCTCGAATTCGCCCTCGAGCGCCCAGTCTGCGCTGTCTTCGGCCCAAGCGCAGGGCATCCTGATCAACTCCCAGAGCAATGTCGACCCCATCCCGGTGATTTACGGTCGTCGACGGGTGGGTGGCACACGGGTGTTCATTGAGGTCTCCGGAAGCAGCAACGAATACCTGCATCTGGTGCTGGTGCTGTCAGAAGGCCCCGTGACCGCGATCGATAACGTGTACTTGGACGATGTGCTTTCAAGTGACGCCAAATTCAATGGCCTGGTCACTGTTATCAAGCACCTGGGTACGCCGGGTGAAGCAGCCGATGCAGCGCTGACCGCTGATGTACCCAAATGGACCAGTGCCTGCAAACTTTCCAACTGCGCCTACTTGTACGTCAAGCTCAAGTACGACCGCAACGCTTTCTCTGGCCTGCCCACTATCACCGCCGATGTGCGCGGCAGAACCTTGTTCGACCCACGAGACGGTCAGACCCGCTATTCCAACAACCCAGCACTCGTCCTTCGGGACTACCTGAGTAACACAATCTACGGGCGAGGCATCGCCAGCAGCGCGCTCGATGACACGAGCATTGCAGCAGCTGCGAACGCCTGCGATGTGCGGATTACGGCTCCCAGTTTTTCTGACATTTTCACGGTCAGCACCACGACAGAAGCGCTGACTTTCTCCCAACCGATTCCGATCGACACCGGTGATGGTGTCAAAGTGAGCAGCACCGCCACCTTGCCCAGTCCGTTGGTCGCAGGGACAACTTATTACGCGATCAAGGTAACTGACACCAGCTACCAACTGGCCACCACACTGGCCAATGCCTTTGCCGGTGTGGCCATCGATCTGACTTCAGCAGTTTCGGGCCAACACACGCTGACCCAGGTGAACTATGCGGCTTACGCCTGCGACGGAACGATCGACACAAACCAGACCGCGTATGACAATGTGCGCGCGTTGCTCACCGCGTGCCGGGGCATGTTGGTGTTTAGCGGAGGCAAGTACCGTTTGGTGCTTGATGTGGCCACCACAACCTCGAGCTTCGGGTTCACTGAGAGCAACATCACCGGCTCTTGGGTCATCAGCCAGGCCGGTAAACGCGCCAAGTACAACCGGGTCACCGTAGGGTTCTATAACCCGGCCAAGAAGTGGCAGCCCGATTTAGCAATGGTGGAGTCCACAGCTTTGCGTGCCACTGACAACGGTCTGATTCTGGAAGCCAAGATTGATTTGCCTTTCACAGCCAACAGCTACCGGGCGCAAAACATCGGTCAGTTGACCCTTAATCAGAGCCGCTACGGTTTGGTCGTGAAGTTCTCCGCTTTTCAGGAGGGCTTGCGCTGCGAGGTTGGGGACGTGGTGCCAATTACGCATTCAACGCCGGGTTGGTCGGCCAAATTGTTTCGGATCATGCAAATTGAGATCAAGGACAACGATGAAGTCTATGTCGTAGCCCGTGAATACAGCGCCAGTGTTTACACGCAAGCGGTGCTGTCGCCTGCCGCCGTCATAGCCCAGTCCAATTTGCCAGACCCGTTCAGCGTGCCTGCGGTGTCAGGTCTCACTCTGGCCTCCGGTACATCTGAATTACTTCGACTGGCTGATGGCTCTGTCATTTCCCGCATCCGGGTCGGCTGGACCGCACCCACAGAGGTCTACGCCCAAAAGGGTCAGGTAGAGATTCAATCCAAAGCGACCACCGATCTTGGATGGTCGCCGGTGGACATCGTGGCTGCCGAATTGGGCGTGGCCTGGGTCTCGCCAGTTCAAGATGGAGCCAGCTACAACGTTCGCATTCGGGCGATCAATTCGATCGGCGTGCGCGGGGCCTGGAGCCAGGGAACGGTTCAAGTGGTGGGCAAAACTGCACCACCTTCCGATGTCCCCTGGCTGCGCCTAGACGGCGAGCGCCTGACTTGGGGACCAGTCACAGACATCGATCTTGCTGGTTACCGCGTGCGTTGGCAGCCGGGGGTCAGTCGTTCCTGGTCGGATGCGCTGGAACTACACACCGGTCTGCTGTCAGTCTCACCCTGGGATCTGGTCACCATTCCTTACGGGGCCGGTCAGATTCTGATCAAAGCGGTCGACACCACAGGCAATGAAAGCCTGAACGTCACGGCCATCGCCTGCAACTTAGGTGATGCGCCGGTAGAGAACGTGTTTGCAAGCTACACGCTCAATACGACGCCGGTGGTAGCCCCCGACTCATCGCGCATGTGGAGTAACGACACGGCACAGTTGTGGACTAACACCGCTGCAGTTTTTTGGTGCCACAGTACCAAGCCATTTCTTGGACGGGCAGCGTCACATTCACCGAGAGTGGCAGTCTCACGATCGCAGCCACCATCAGTGGCTACGCCTGGAAGATCACTTGGAAGAAGACGACGGACGTTGCCTACGTGCCGTTTCCTGGACGCGCATGGGCTGATGCCGGAACAACGTATCAGTTTCGCATCGACGTCGATCAGAGCAATTTACAAGGCCTGATTGGCTCGGTGGTTGCGCAGATCGATGTGCCCGATAAAACGATTCGCCTCCCGGATGTGGTCATTGCCTCGGGAGGTACTCGATTGGCGATTGGCACCGGCTGGCGAAACGTGGTGATCGTGAGCCTCACATTGCATTCAGACGGTGGTTCTGCCACCACGGCCCGTGTGGTCGACAAATCAACCTCTGGCCCGCTGATCCAGTGTTTCAACGCCAGTGGCGCTGCAACCGCTGGGACTGTGGACGCCTACGTTCAAGGATATTGAAATGACTGCACAAACAACGCCCCCGTTCAAGCGGGGCGATACCTTCGCTTTGTCTGGTGTTTACCGCATCAACGGTGTGGCGAGCCAGCTGAGTACCCAAACCATTCGTTCCCAACTGCGCACGAGTGTCGGTGCCTTGGTCGCCAACCTCTCTGCGGCAATTGATCCTGACCAGACCGTGAATCCAGGGCGCTTCTATCTTTCGCTCGTCGATCCTGCCCAGTCCGCATCGTTCCCGGCACCAGCCAATCTTTACTGCGATGTCGAAGTGCATGACGGCGGGATGGTTCGATCGACAGAAACATTCATCGTGCCCGTAGTGCCCGATGTGAGTCAGTAATTGGAGCCTGACCTATGACCACCTCGATCACAGCGACCACCGAAGTCAGCTTGAGCTTAGAGCCGCAATGGGACAGCACTTCAGTCGAAGTCACGCTCACTGTTCCTGGGCCACAAGGTCCAAAGGGCGATCAGGGTGCGGTCGGTCCGCCTGGCCCATTACCTGATGTCACTGTCTTGGCCCTAGACGCGGGCTATTTCTAAATTTCAACGGAGAAACTTATGCCCAACCTCATTCAAATCAAACGATCGGCCACCACTGCTACACCGCCTACGTTGGCGGTGGGGGAGCTGGCCTGGTCCGAAGTTAGTAAGACGCTGTTCATCGGAGAGTCCGGAAGCGTTGTCACAGCGGCTGCAGGCTCGGGGGTCTTTGCTAAGAAGTCTGACAGCTTCGCAATCAGTGGAGACGCCACAGGAACTGGAACTTTGTCAGGTGGCTTGGTGCTGGCTTTAGCTGCAAGTGGTGTCACAGCAGGCAGTTATTCCAACGTCACTGTAGATGCCAAAGGGCGCGTGACTGGTGGCAGCAATCCCGGATACCTCACTGCAAACCAGAACATCACCGTTTCTGGTGATGCCACGGGCACAGGAACGACAGCGATTGCGCTGACCTTGGCCAGCAGTGGTGTAACGGCTGGAACCTACAACAACGGCACCACCGCCATCACACCGTTGACGGTAGATGCCAAGGGCCGAATCACGGGCACAGGTGCAGCGGTCACTTTGACACCGGCCTGGTCGAGCGTGACGAGCAAACCCACCACCTTGTCTGGCTACGGCATCACTGATGCACTGGCGCTTACTGGTGGAACGCTTACCGGTGCATTGACGCTGGCTGCTGACCCCACTAACGCCTTGCATGCAGCAACAAAGCAGTATGTGGACAACGCCATCACTGGCCTTGATTTCAAAGCCTCGGTTCGCGCCACCACGACGGCAAACATTACCTTGTCTGGTATTCAGACCATTGATGGTGTGCTGTTGGTTGCTGGAGATCGGGTGCTGGTCAAGGACCAAACCGCAGGTGCGCAAAACGGCCTGTATGTTGCGGCGGCAGGCGCATGGGCTCGATCAGCGGATGCTGACAACACACCCGGCGGCGAATTAACGTCGGGCCTTTATGTCTTTGTTGAAGAAGGTACCAGCTACGCCGATTCCGGCTGGGTTCTGGCAACCAATGGAACTATCACTCTAGGCACCACAGCGCTGACATTCCAGCAATTCAACGGGCTTGGTCAACTTACAGCGGGTACAGGTCTAACCAAGACCGGCAACACGCTCTCGATCACTGCGACAGGTGTCACTGCGGGCACTTATTCCAGCATGACGGTGGATACCACCGGTCGGGTAACGGCCGGGTCCAACCCCGGCTACATAACCGCTAACCAGAACATCACGGTTTCGGGCGACGTCACGGGATCGGGCACGACATCCATGGCACTCACTTTGGCAGCGAGTGGCGTGACCGCTGGCACCTACAACAGCAGCGCCACTGCGGTTTCCCCCATCACGGTTGATGCCAAGGGTCGTGTGACTGCCATCGGTACGGCTGTAACTATCACGCCTGCTTGGACCAGCGTCAGCGGTAAACCGACAACCCTGTCTGGTTTTGGTATCACGGACGCTTTGTCCACAAGCGCCACGATTGACGGAGGGTCGTTCTAACCATGGCCAACACCATCCTGCACAAGCGCAGCAGCACGGCAGCCGCCGTACCCACCGCTGCGCAAGTCACGCTGGGTGAGTTGGTACTCAACGTGGCGGACGGAAAGATTTATCTCAAACGCGCAGACGGCGTGATCGTCACCTTTGTGCCTGGCTATGTGCCGGGTCAGGGGGACTCCGCGCCTATGTGGAAATAATCGGAGGCATTTATGACAGCGATTCCATCCAAAGCCAGCTTCACTGGTTCAACAGTTACCCAAGGGCAGTTCAAGACTGCCCTTGATTCTTTGAACGACTACCTCACTGGGCTGCTGGGCTCGGACGGTACAGCCGCAACAGCTCGCACAGCGCTGGGTGTGATCAACGCCACAGCACCGACCTATGCGCAGGTGATTGCCGCTCTCGGTTTCACGCCACCGCAACCCGGTGGCACTGGAGCTTCGGGTACTTGGCCGATCAGCGTGAGTGGAAACGCTGCAACTGCAAGTCAGCTTAATTCAACTGCTGGCGCGGGCACTTACAACTGGTCTGGCCAGGCGGGGCAGCCAACTTGGCTTTGGGGAGGCAACGATGGAACTAACTTCTATGTCTACAACCCATCAAATTTTTCGGTGAATTACGCGGGTAGCGCAGGCAGTGTGCCCTGGACCGGGGTAAGCGGGCGGCCAACTGCAGTAGCGGCATTTCAGTACAGCGGAAACGTTGGTGATGGCACAGGTGGTGCTTTGGTAGCCACTGCATTGGTTCAGGTCGCGACCGACAACACGGTGCGCATTTATCGAAACACAAACTGCAACTGCGATTGCTGCTGCTAAGGTCCAACTCATGAAAATCATTGCAGTGCGCAACGCACAAATTCATCCCCAGTTTCAACCAACGGTTCATCTCAGCTTTGACCCTTCCACAAGCGACTTGAGCGTGTCCTTGTACCTGCCTCAGCTTGCGGCAGATGAGGCGGCAAGTGGTGACGCAGGCTTGTCGTTGATCGAGTCCGTGGTTGTCAATATCGCCGATCTGCGCAAGCGCTACGACTGGAGCGATCACCAGACTTACTTTGTGGCGGTTCATGCCGGGTCGTTTCTTCCCGTCTTTGCGCTGTACCCAGAGACACTCCCCAATCGCGAGACAGCGGTCGATTATGCGCAGCGCCTCAAGCGAAATCTGCTGGTGGGCATCAACGTGCCATTCGCAGCGGCCAGTGACGATGAATTGTTCATCACGGTGAACCTCAACGCGCAGGCGACAGACGCCAACATTCAGGTCGATGAGCACTGCGCGCTCGTTTGGAGCGAAGCAGCCAGCAGCGGAGCTGTTCGCACCATGGCGTTTCCGTTCATTCATGTGCAAGCTCCTGCCAGTGTTCCAGTCGGCGGCAGTGCTTCCATCGCATTGCGCATTGAGGATGTGGCAGGGCAACTGCTTGACAGAGAGGCTGTTGTCTACCTTGAAGCCGTGAGCGGGCTGGTGCCGTTCACAAGAGTGCGTGCAACCCATGGCTTGGCTACCGTTCCCGTGTCCGCAGCAGGCATGTCTGCTGGTGATGAAATCCGGGTGAAGTTTGGCTGGAAGTATTTCCCAGGTGCAGAAGACGCGCGGATTGCGGTGGTGGCCGCATGATGCAATTGCTTTTCCCAACGCCGGTCATTCGGACTCAACTTGGGTTGACCGACGAAGAGCGGCAAGTCCTCAAAGAAAAGACGCTCGCGGTCTATGGCGAACTCAACCCCTGTAAAAAACCATGGAGCCGCTTGACCCGCGAGTCACTCGAATCCATGGACCCTGTATTTGCAGACCTGTTCGCTCGAATCAAAGCCGTGACCAGCGAAGCTTTTGGCATTGATGTCGCAACCATCACCGGCAGAGAGTTAGTCCAGTTCAAAGGCGACTTCGTACCGCCCCATGTGGAGTCCGCGCACCTGTCTGCCATTTACTGGATTGATGGGGATGCTCATCCTGATCACGCACGAGGTGAGCACGATGGTTCACTTGTTTTGCAAAGTCCAATCGGACCTTTTGGAAGCAAGGCGCTGCCCGGTGAGGCCCGCGTGGCCATGGTTGATCCTCATCCTGATTTGTTGCTGGTGTTTCCGAGTCACTTGCTTCACTTCGGGCACGTCTACATGGGCGAGCGTCCCAGCGTAGAAATTCATCTTGAGATGGAGGTTCTCTGATGGCGAAGTTCCAGATCAAGCTCATTGCGCCGGACAACACTGAACGCGAGTTGCATTACGACAATCAGACTAGCAGCCTGACCTGGGGAGATTTTTCCCCGGTACTGGAAGTCAATTCCAAAACGTTTCAGGACGCCACGGTTGTAAGCACCACTCAACCAGGCCGAAAAGGCTTGATCAAGATCCTGAAAATCAGCCTTGGCTTGTCCTGCAACTACGAATGCAATTACTGTAGCCAGCGATTCGTACCGCATGCTGAGAGCACGAACCCCGAGGACGTGGACGGATTCCTGCAGCAGTTGACTGCCAGCCTGAGCCAGGCTCCCGAACGGATTGAATTTTGGGGCGGTGAACCACTGGTCTATATCAAGACCTTGAAGCCCTTGGCTGAACGCCTGCGAGTGCTGTACCCTGGCGCTGAGTTCCTGATCATCACCAATGGCTCATTGCTCAGTATTGAGATCAATGAGTGGCTCGAAAGAATTGGCTTCGTCGTCGGGCTCTCCCATGATGGGCCTGGCTACCACGCACGCGGCGCAGACCCGTTAGACGATCCAGAGCAGCGCGCCGCCATCATGGATCTTTACGCGCGCCTCCAGCCGAAGGGCCGCATCAGCATCAACGCGATGATCAGCAGTCAAAACCCTAGTAGGGCAGCGGTGCAGCTTTGGCTGCAAGAACGCTTTGGATCTGATGTTCAGATTGGTGAAGGTGCATTCATCGACCCCTACGATGAAGGTGGGTTAGCGGCGACATTCAAGACCACCGCAGAGCATGCCCATTTTCGAAGGCAGGGGTTCGGCGAACTTCGAACCGGCCTTGCCAGTCGTTTTGACATCACTCACCAGAAGATTCAAGACTTCATTGATTCCATTCGTTACCAGCGACCGGCCTCTGCGCTGGGACAAAAATGCGGCATGGACCGAAGCCATAACCTGGCTGTCGATCTCAAAGGCAATGTTGTCACTTGTCAGAACGTGAGCGCCGCAGCTACGGCTCCTAATGGTCAAACTCACTTGATCGGTCAACTTTCAGACTTGTCCGCCGTGCGCATGAAAAGCGCCACGCACTGGAGCCAGCGTCATGGCTGCTCATCTTGCCCAGTCCTGCAAATGTGCAAAGGCTCGTGCATGTTTTTGGAAGGGTCGCTTTGGGATGCTGGGTGCGACGCCGCCTATTCGGACAACCTGGTGTTCTTTGCGGCGGCCATTGAGTATCTGACGGGTTGCATGCCGGTCTTTATCGACGGCGATCTGCCTCAGGAGCGCAAGGACATCTTTGGCCTGGCCAAAAGCACCGTGGAGTCGCCTCCAGCAAGGCGCGTGATTTCGATCCTTGCAGCGCAGCAAACAGCCTAAGCCACCTAACAAACCGTTTCATCAATCGCCCGCCTGGTTTACTCCAGTGCGGGCTTTTTCTTTTTGGAGATGCCCATGACAGAAGAATCCACCAACACCCAGAGCGCTGAGATCCTGAACCTGCGCCCGGAGGACCTTGATGAGTTACTTACACGCGCAGCCGAACGAGGGGCTGAACGCGCGTTGGCCTGTCTTGGCCTCGAAAACGGCCACGCTGCCCATGATATTCGTGACCTGCGGGGTCTCATCGATGCCTGGCGTGAGGCCCGTCGAACGGTCTGGCAGACCACGGTCAAGGTTCTGACCACCGGTGTGCTCGCTGCTCTTTTGGTCGGCATCGCCATCAAGTTGCGGCTGATGGGAGGTCCCCAATGATCGAAACACTATTGGGTGGCTTGCTGGGCGGCGCTTTTCGCCTCGCTCCCGAGGTCTTGAAATGGTTTGATCGCCAAGGGGAGCGCAGCCATGAGTTGGCCATGCAGGACAAGGCACTCGAGTTCGAGAAACTGCGTGGTGCCCAGCGCATGTCCGAGATCGGCTTAGCTGCCGACGGCGCATGGAACACGGGTGCTATCGAAACCCTTCGCGATGCCGTTCGAACCCAGGGTGAAAAAACTGGTGTGGCATGGGCTGATGCACTATCCAGCACAGTTCGCCCAGTAATCACCTACTGGTTCATGGCGCTGTATTGCTCGGCGAAGACGGCAGCATTCGCAGCGGCTTTGTCTGCCGGTGCTGACTGGGGTACGGCAGTTCTGCACGCCTGGACTGCAGCCGACCAAGCGCTGTGGGCCGGGGTCCTGAACTTCTGGTTCTTGGGCCGCGTTTTTGACAAGGTTCGGGCGTGATCGAAGTGCCTCAAGCAGCTATCGACTTGGCCAAGCGGTTCGAGGGATTCTGCCGGGTGCCCAAGTCAGACCCTGATCGCGCTTATCCGTATGTCTGTCCTGCAGGGTTTTGGACCATCGGGTACGGCCATCTTTGCAATGCCAAGCATCCGCCGATCAACATGAAAGAGGGCGAGGCGTATCTCACTGCTGACATGGTCGATGCATTAAGAGCCACACTGCGCTACTGCCCAGTGCTTGCAACTGGGCCGGAGGGGCGGCTTGCGGCGATTGTTGACTTCACCTTTAACCTTGGAGCAGGTCGGTTGCAGACCTCAACGCTTCGGCGGAGGGTCAATCAGCGTGATTGGCCAGGTGCGGCCCAGGAGTTGCGTCGCTGGGTTTACGGTGGCGGTAGAGTGCTGCCTGGGTTGGTTATTCGGCGCGAGGCAGAGGCAAGGTTAATTTCATAATATTTTGATGAGTTGTTCTTGTCTAAGTTTGGCGAGGGTATTTTTCGAACTCAAACTGCTTATCATTTGAGGCAAAGCAAACAATTCCTCTCATGCAAAACCGTTGGACTCCTGGCCTCTTGTCTCGTCTTCTATTTGGCGGACGCTGGACCCTGGAGGTTGTACCTCAAGGTATAAATGTCGACGGGCAGTTTTTTAGTTGGAAGGATTTGTCGGGTAGTCAGGTTGTCACCAAATATCTTTGGGCCAACCTGCGAATTGGTAGGTCTTCAACAGAAGTCGAACTACGAGGTATTTCCCGGCGTTTAGCGAACGAAATCACTTCCGCCGCACGTGCCTTGAGCGTCATGCTTCCATCGATCGAAATCCTACGGGCAGACATGGAAGGTGATCGGTATGTGTCGAACGCGATGGTTCGTGAAGCACTTGCTGGTTCTAAAAATACAGTTCTGAATTGGCAACTGGATCAGTTAAAGCTTATCGGGCCTCACCTTGAGCAACTTCGGCCAGATATAAATCTATTCAGTCAAGTTTGGTCAGGTAACTACAAAGAGATTGAACTTCGAAATGAAAAGTTTATCGCTCAAGAGTTGGACCGTCATGATGAATATTTCGGATCAGTTGAGACTAGCGTTCTGAGTTCTGAACAACGGGTTGCGACAGTCGTGATGGAGGACTGCAATCTTGTCATTGCAGCAGCAGGTTCAGGCAAAACTTCAGTACTTGTTGCAAAGGTGGGCTACATTGTAAAAAAAGGCTACGCTTCACCTGAAGAAATACTCGTCCTTTCTTTCAACACAAGCGTGGCAGATGAAATCGGTCGACGTATCAAAGAACGATTAGTACTGCCAGGTGTAATTTCTTCAGCTCCGCAAGTAAGCACGTTCCACTCGTTTGGTATGTCTACGATCAATGAGACTGGAACATCACTCAAGTTAGCTCCTTTAGCGTTGTCCTCTGAACTTCGATCACGTGAACTGCAAAAGATTTTCTTTGATCTGATCGAGAAGGATCCTCAGTTTCAATCTGATGCAATTCGCTTCTTGGCCCTGCATGGAGTTAGTGGTGTAAGTGATGAGGCAAATGATCTGGCCTCTCAGTTTGGTAAGAGTTGGCGTGAACTTATTGCCCAACCAATTGGAACAATTGAGCTTCCTGATCCTGGAAATTCCCTTTACACCACACTTTCGGGTGAGACAGTTCGTTCTAAGCAAGAGCTTCAGATCGCTAATTGGCTAACTCTTATGGGAATAGATTTTGTATATGAAAAGCCTTTTCCTCCTGTAGATTCTTACCCGTGGACACGAAACTATCGTCCCGATTTTTACTATCCAACTATTGATCTTTGGCACGAACACTTTGGTGTCAACATATTTGGCGAGGCTCCAAATCATTGGGGCGTTAATCGTCAAGGTATGAGCTATGAGCAACAAGCTGCAAGCAAGCGAAGTATGTTGACCGAAGTAAATGCGCGTTGGATCGAAACTACCAGCGGTGATTTTGAAACCGGGAGTTGGGAAGAAAAACTGCGCACGAGTTTGGAGAAAGCGGGCGCAAAGCCTCAACTTATCAGTTGGGAGCGCTTTCAAGAGTTGGCAGCTTCGGCAGGTTTTAAGCAGGTTGAAGCTTTAGACTTGCTTGGCGCTGCTATTGCTCATTTCAAAAGCAACAACCTAAACATTGACGTGTTGCTTCTCAAGGCGGAAGCCTCAACTGACTCAGACCGAAGCAATGGGTTCGTGCGACTATTTGAGAAAGTTTTCGCAGGATACGAAGCACTGCTGGCTCAAGGCAGTCAGATTGACTTCGACGACATGCTCCGTATTTCTGCTCAACGTTTATTGACCCAACCAGTTGCGGGGCGGTTCAAGGCGATCTTGATAGACGAATTCCAGGATATGAGCAACGCACGGGCAAACCTTGTTTCTGCGGTGCTTCAACATAACCCTCGAGCTACACTTTTTGCTGTTGGCGATGACTGGCAATCGATCTACCGCTTCGCTGGGTCGGACATCGCCGTGATGACGCAATTCCAAAAGCTATTTGGCTTTACTCGTCAAGTGACTCTTGCAACTACATTTAGATGCAACCAGGGGTTGGCTAACCTGTCGAGTGAATTTATTCGAAAGAACAAAAATCAGATTGATAAGTCGGTTGTTGCTGTATCGGATCTGAAAAATGCTGTTGTACGTGTCGTGTTTCATGCTGGCAAAACCGACCCTGCATTGCTCCGACAACTTGAGGAAATGGCTTCTTGGGCTAAACGGCGCGGCACACCAGCTGATGTGTGTTTGCTTGGTCGATATAACTTCCTTGAGCCAGTTAATTTCACAGCTTTGGCTGACCGGTTCAAGAGGGATCTCAACTTAAGTTTTTCTACGATTCACCGTTCAAAGGGACTCGGATTTGATTTTGTGATTGTTTTGGGGATGTCCTGTAAGCCGGGCAGTGACTTTCCATCAACCAGACAAGATGACCCGTTGTTGTCGCTTTTTATGCCTATTGCTGATGCACTGCCTTTTGCAGAGGAAAGGCGTCTTTTCTATGTGGCTATGACAAGAGCTCGTCGCGCCTGCGTCTTGTTAGTGCCCAAGTTCGGTGCTTCCCCTTTTGTTACGGAGCTACTTCAGAGTCAATTCCAAGAATCAATTCGTTCTTTGGAAATTTCTCAGGACGAGGAGTCAGGTGTACCTGACCCCCTTACCGCAGCTATGCAGCAGGTGTGCCCAGAATGTCGAAAGGGTCGGCTGTTACCCAGAACTGGTGCAAAAGGCCCATTTATGGTCTGCGAGCGCAAAGACAAAGGCTTTTCTTCTTGTAAGAACATTCAAGGTCATGTTCCGCCTGGCCAAAGTACCACGTCGCAAATGGGCCGAAGGCGTCGTGTGATTTAGAATTACGAATTGGTCCCCAAGTGCTTGATCGGCTTGCCCTTGGGGGATTTAGGCGGTTTGCGATCTGGTATCTTCTAGCCCGCCAGTACTTTTCAAATAAACCCAGTAAATCTAATGATTTTCTGGGTTTTTTGTTGTCAATTTCTATATCCTAAGTTATTGAAAATAAACAATAAATTAGAAATTATTAAAATATTTGTTGCTTAGCAGCAAATAAATGTTGCAATACAGCAAAAAATTTGGAACAATGGTGCATCGCAACAAAAAACGTAACCACATTCATAAAGGATTAACCATGTTCCAGAATCAATTAAACGATCAAATCGCTCAAGCTCAAGCTAAAGCTGTTGAGAATGCAAAACATTTG